TGACCTCGGGAACGGCCGACTGCGTGTCCGGAAGCTCCTCCGGGGCAGGAACAGGCGCTGGCGCAGCCGGAGAAGGCTCCGGGGAGATTTCCCGAATCGGAACCGACGGGGTGACGTGCATCCTCGTGATGTGGGTCTTCAGCCCCTTCTCGGCGTCGAAGCCTTTCTGACACGTCGGGCAAACGAACTTCTTCTCCATGATGGAGTTCTTCCTTTCCCGGACCACGAAAAGGGCCCGGCGCAGAACCGCCAGTGCGGTGTTGTCGATGGATGCGGTGAGTGTGCGAGCAGCGCCCAAATATGACCTCATATCAACCCTCCTGCGACCCTTTTAGCATATCGCAAGAGGCTCTGTCAATATAAAAAGCTACACGGTCGGGGTCGTCGTCTCCGCAGGCTTCAGCGGGGCTTCGGCAGCCGCAACGGCACCACGAACCGCCGCCGAGTTCTTCCACTCCTCCAGGTAGGACACGTAGTCCTCGGCGCGCTTCAGCGGATCGAGACTCTGGAGCCCGAGCGCGACCATGTTGCGGACGAACTTCACGCGGCTCATCCCGGCGGCCTTCGAGAGATTCGTGCAGCGTTCGTACATGGCCTTGGGGAGGGGCAGGAGCATCCTGATGGGGAACTCCTCCTTGTACTTCCTCGGGGTCCGCGACCACCAGCTATAGCCGCGAGAGCGGATCATTTCGAGCATCCCCTGGTTTCTCAGGATGCGGAAGTTGTTCCCTAGCTGATGCAGAGAGGGGGCCTCACCATACTTCATCTCGATGCACTTCTGGACCATCTCGGCCGAGATCCGCGTCGTCTTCATGCTGATCTGGAGCGCGTCGAACGCCTCCATGATGCGGCGGCGCAGCGTGATGACGTCCTCTAGCTCGCGGGCCTTGTACTGTGGGGCGATGTCACTGGTGACGGGGGCAGCTTCTGTCTCACTCATCTTGTCCTCCGAAAAGACCTCATGCTGGTAATATACCAGAAGAGGGGTCCTATCGAGATACATACCCTGGCGGGATTATCTTGTCAATATCAAAAGACTAGGACCCGTAGCGGACGCAGCGGACGGCGTAGTTCTTGGGGTAGGTCTCCTCGATCACCGCTCCCGTGGAGAAATCTACGATGAACACCCAGCCCAGGCTCTGCCCACGAGCAGACCACGTCTGGTAAATCGTCACCCCCGCCGCCTGTGGAAACTTCAACGCGGAATCGTAGGAAACGAGGGCGCACGCCCCACAACCGTTGTTCAAGCACTCAGGCTGCATGCAGCCAGGATCGTAGACCATCTCGCAGTGATGCGATCCCTCCAACGGACAGTTGACCAAGTCGATCACGTCCTGGATCTTGGGCTCGACCCAGTCATCATGCCCGCACAAGACCAAGCTGTCACAGGGCGGATTCAGCCAGACCTTCTTGTAGCGGGCCTGGGTCTCCCACATGAAGCCGGTCGCCGGATCGGTCCAACAGCCATTCGAGGCCGTGTCCGTATCTCCGTCAGCGTCTCCGTCCGAATCTCCATCGGAGTCTCCATCCGAATCCCCGTCAGAATCCGAATCCGAGTCGTTGTCGGAGTCGGAATCCGAATCTCCGTCGGAATCTCCGTCCGAATCCCCGCCGGAATCGCTAACCGTGTCCGTGTCGGACATCGAACCCGTCTCCGAGCCCGTGTCCACGGCCGTATCCGTGCCGCCGTCCACGGTTCCCGTGTCGGTCACGCTGTCGGTCGGAAGACCCCCGGAATCGGGGGCCGCGTCCTCGCCACCGGAAGCCTGTCCCGAGCACGCGGACAGGAACACCACCAAAAACATCGAGTTTCGTATCATTGAGCGCCTCCTTTCAGCTTCAGTATGCACCAAAATGGAGGGGCTGTCAATATATAAAGGCTACCACCAGTCCCCGCTGACCCAACCGTCCTTGTAGTTCCCCAGATTCGAAGACGAGGGGTTCTGATAGGCAGCATAGACATTCGGACCATGCACCGTCGTGTTGTTCCAGTACACGAATAGCTGATTGCCGTCCAGGAGCACCTGAGCATTTTTCGCATGCACGAGCGCCCCGGGGAAGGGAAGAGCGCCGAACCAGTTCACGAAAAAGTCATATGGATAGTTCGCAGGAAGAGCCACAGGAGGATTCACCGGCACCGTGGGCGGGCCCCCTGCACCGACCACCTCTTCGTTGAACATGCCTGCGCCGAGGACAGTGCAATCTGTTCCGCAATGGATCACGTTGCCGAACACGGAAACCCGGATAAAGTCCGTGTTGCAATTCCACGCCGCATCGCGGTCGATGAAGAGGCCGTTTACCGCCGCAAGGGCTCCACCAGAATTCTTGTACCTGTAGTCGTTGTAGATCTCGTTGTTCCTGAACGAAGCCTGCACAGGAGAACCGGGAACCACCGCCTTCGCGCGGAAGTAGATTCCGTAAGCCTGCTTTCCGACTGCCGGGGCAGCCACCGTGTCCGCATCGACTTCAGTGCGGCTACCATCCACGCTGAAGCGATAGCCCCCCTGGATCTTGATGCAGGCGCTGTTCTCGGGGATGTCCAAGGCCCCCATAGCGCCCACACCGACCAGATGACAGGTGTTGTTCTCGAACGAGAAGTCAGACTCGTTGTCCGAAATCGCGATACAGTGTGTGCCCGGCCCCGCCCCGATACCGATAAAAGGGTTCTCGCTGAAAGCATAAGAGACGACACGGTTTCCCAGCAGCTTCGAATGCTGGAATACTCGGACAAAGATGCCCTCTCCGTAGCTCCAGACCTGATTGTTGGCCACGATAGCGAAAAAGGCGCAGACGTAGATTCCGGAAGACGCCTCGACGTTGACCTCGTTGTCGCTGACATTGAGTCGTGTAGACACCTGGAATGGATATCCGATGCAGATACCGATTCCGATGGAGTTCGTGCCGCCGGACATGATGTGGACCACGTTGTCATCCACGACAGCACTATCCAAGCTCTTGTTGATCGCGATGCCGCTGACGAAGTTCAACGTCGATGCCGTGGAGAGCACGATGGAGTTCTGGCAGGCGGAGAAGTGCTGGAGATTGTTCGTACCTGCGGCGGTCCCGAAAATGTAAATGCCGACATTCGAGTGTGTGGCCCCCATGAAGCCCGTCATGATGTTCCCATCGAGCTTGAAGGATTCCTGCGTAGTGGCCGCCGTAGTGTTGATCTCGATGGAGACACCGCGAAGACCGCCCGAGGCGCTCCCGAAGGCCCCCATGGCGTTGCGACAGATGGAGACCCCGGTCACCCCGAACGCGCCGCTGGAAAGCGAGGAGAGATCGACCTCCACCCCGATCAGGTTCGCGTCGAAGAGCGCGCCAGGATCGGACCCCTTGGCGAAAAGGAACATATCGTTGTCCTCGACGCGCAAGCCGTAGACCACACCGAGCGGGTAGGAAGAGACCGTCGCCCTGACACCCCGGTGCAAGCAGCCGACGAACTTGTTCCGGTAGATCTCGATGTCGTAGAAGTAGTCCCCGACGTGGACGCCCACCCCCATGAGGTTGAGACGGTTGTCGTGGACGGAGATGTTCGAGCAGCCTGCGAGGTGGATGCCCGTGATGACCGGAGAGGTCGGGGCCACCGCGAGAGACGGATAGATCGAGTTCCCGGACACCGAGCAGAAGATGGTGTTGTAGAGCAGGATCCCGACCGGAGCGACCGCCTGGGTCAGGGTCTTGTTGTTCGTGGCGATGACGTTGTCCCGAATGGAGACATCCCGCGTCTGGAAGGGCGGAATACTGCCCACCTGGATGCCGGGAGCCTGTGTATCGTTGGTGTTGATCACCTCGATGATGTTCTTGGAGATATCGACTCCCGCGCACGAAGTCATCCAGATGGCCGCGTAGGAAGATCCATCCCGCACGGTGACGTGGTTTCCGGTGATGCTGAAGTCGATGTAGCCGCCAGCCGCCGGAAGGGTGTTTCCGATCATGCAAGCGTTCGTGGTCACGATGTTGTCCCGGATCCGGACACCGTTCTTCGCGGGAGAGCCCGAACCGTCGTGCAGCGCGATGAGCGCATCCGTGATGGGCAGCGGCGCTGCGGTATAGAGACACCGCTCGATGACCACGTTGTTGTCGAGGCGGAACACAGCCCCGCTCACCCACATGTCGATGGTCAGGTCGTGGACCTGACAGCCAGCGGAAAGCGCCCAGGTGCCGTTCGCCAAGGTATGGAACACATCGACCCGCGCGAGGGTCGTGGAGGCCCCCCGCGTCCCCGACACGTTCACGTTCATCGGCTGCACGATCTCGCTGTCGATGAAGGTAGAGCCCGTGACGTGGATTTCGATGCTCGCCGTCCGGTAGGGTCCCAGGCCCGCTCCACTGCCGAGCATCTCGTACTTCGCGTACTCGAACGCGGCGAAGAGAGAGTCGAAAGCCGCCTGGGTCGGGTAGTAGGCGAAAAACCCGCTGCGAGAGCCTACAGACCAGGGATCATCAACCTGATTCACGTTCCGCGTGAACTCCTTGGTCCGGGTCAAGTTGGCGGGATCGGACTCCGCGTACCAGAGAATGACCCCCCGCTCAGGAGGATCGATGTTGTCGTTGTGGTGGTAGACGTTCGTGTTCGGGGGCACCGACGTCGGGGAGCCGAGGATGTACTTCATAGCGGACGTGATGTTGCCTCCGAAGGACGCGGTCACGTTCATGACATGGATGACACCCGTGTAGTCTGCCCACACCAGAGACTTGCAGTTGGGGGCGAAGGCAACCGTCGTGACATCCTGGATATCGAGCCTCTTCCCCCGGCAGTAGTAGGACCCACCGCTGATGTCGGCGTTGAGGCCCGTACCTCCGTAGGTGAAGCGGAACTCCGACCACGGACCGTTGCGCCGAAGAAGAACCCCCGACCGCCCCAGTTCGTTGTTGGGGGCGTGAGCCATGTACTCCAGCGCAGCGTCCGCCATGTTGGAGATGCAAGTGGTGCCCCACGTCCGCTGGTCGATGGTAAACCTGCTGACCGAGGTGGGCGGGTAACCTGCGAACCACTTCAGGGAGGCAGGGTCATAGCGGAAACTCGTCGAAGCGATCCGCATATTCTGACCAGAATCGAGAGAAGCGTTGATGGTGATGAGATCGGTGTAGTTTCCCGCACCGGGCAGCGTCTCGTCAGGAGTGCCGCCGCTGAAGTTCACGTAGAGGTCGATCCAGTGGAAGGAATCCGCCGCGTAGAGTCGAATGATCTGGGAATCGCCCGCCCCGGGGTTAGAAATCAGCACCGAAGTCCCGAGTGCCCAGGTAAAGGTGTAGTCATTCACCACACGGCTCAGTTGCAGGTTGGCGGACCCGAAGGGATAGTCGGGACTCATGGCCACGATCCACGTCCCGGTGATGGTTCTCGGGTTCGGGTACGCAGCCTTCTGGGTGTACTCCACCGTGCCCTCGTCCGACACGTAGATCTCGTAGAGGTACGCATTCGGCCCCAGAGGAGGAACGGGGGGAGTTGCGAACGCGAGGGTCGTCACATCGATCTTGCTGTTCTTCACACCGTTGACGTAGTAGAGGTCCCCCGCCACCGGACCGACGATGTTGATCGCATCCGCCACTGGCAGGTTGTTGACAGCAGTGGAGAGATAGAGAGCGTTCGATCCCTTCCAGATGCCGTTGCAGTGCTCGATATCCTGATGCTCGTTCAGCAGGGTGAGCGTCGGCCCCGCGATGTCGTCCAGAGAGAGCGCGTGAGGGTTCTGGGGTGTCAGGACGCCCGTACCCAGGAAGTTCCTGTGCAACCAGTCCTCCGCCGTCAGACGCGGGATGTCCTGGTAGTACAGGTTGATGATGGTGACGGTCTCCGTGATGGGGAAGGTCCCCGAGACGGGAAGGGAGGAGAAGCCGATCAGGACCCTGATGTACTCCCCGGCACCGTCGGTGATGTTGTAGATGCCGTCCGCCGTCGGATTCACAACGGCACCCGCCCCGTTCGAAGTCGTCCACTGGAGGCTGTAGGTGCCGAGAACGAAGTTGTACGTGAGCGTCCCGTTTCCGACCGGAGACTTGGGAGAAACTCCGATGATCTCCACGCCCGGCAGGTTCGTAAACGTCCTCGGGTTCGCGTAGAGGATGTTCTGGAACGAAGTGGGACTCTGAATTGAGGCCGACGTGATCGCGACACCGACGCCGTTCGCCGTGACCTTGGCGAGCACGAGACAGCGGTCCCGTGCATCGTTGGCGAGGTTCGAATCCGTGCTCGGCAGAGCGGCGTACTGCGCCGCCGAGAAGATGCGGAGACGACGGGAGGCATCCGCCCTGGTCGGATAAGTCACCCCTCGGGTTTCGTGGGGCTGCTTCTGCGTCTCGACTTCGGTGTAGACCGCGACGACGAGGTTCACCGCGCCCAGCGCGTAATCCGCGAGAGGGAGGTTGTAGTAGTCATAGGGCACGTCCACGAACTCGCCGTTCGGTGCGAAGCCCGCGAACTGCTTCACGTCGATGTTCAGGTTGGGCACGCTCGTCGTGTTGACGGTGACCTCCCCGCCGACGTACAGCCCGCGCGAGGTCCAGTCCACGCGCCCACGAAGAATCTCTGCCGCTTTCGTCTGCTCGGTGCGCCGAAGAGCGACACGATCAACCGTACATCCATCCGGATAAAGAGACCCTTGCATCGTTTCCTCCTCAGAGATTCGTCAGTCCGGGCACGTTGGCACCGGGTCCGTACATGTGGAGCCCCTTCAGAACGAGGGACCTGATCCTGAAATCCTTCACGCTCCTGATGTTGCTGATGGAGAGTCGCAACTGGTGGAATTGGTGACCGCCACCGATCTGGTTGACGTCCACGTCCTCACACCGCTCGACCGAAGTCCACGAAGCCGCCAAACACGCCGCAGCATTCACCCCCGAGCGATGCTCGAAGATGACGTGAAGCTGGCTCTGGTTGTAGAGGCGAACCTCCTCGTGCTGCAAGTAATACTGAGCCCCGTCAGCGAACTGGGAGGAGTTCATCTCCACTGTCGTGGGATCGATGAAACGCCACGAGGAGGTCGAGACCTCCCGTGTCTCCACAGCGTCTTGCAGGTAGAGCACCGCAGTCGTCATGTCCATCGAAGAACGGTTCGAGAGCGTTGCTCGTCCCGTGTTCGGATTGAAGAAGAGGGGCACAGTGACGATGCGGCCGATCACGTTCTGCTCCGTCCGGTCCCACAACAGGTGGTCCACCAGCCAGAGATAGTCCTGGAAGGAAGATCCCAGGTCCTGAACCGGGATGGTGACCCGATAAAGGGGGTTGTAGGAGAACGTGTACTTGGCCGCCGCGTTGAAGATGGTATCCGCGATCTGGATCTGGCTCATCGAGTTGAAAGTCCACTGGTCGTTCGGAACGAGGATGCCGTCCTCGAACAGCATCGCGATATCCTGGTCCTGATCGGAGTCGTAGAGCAGGGACGCCGTGTGCGGAGAGAACATGGCCACCGTGAGCGTCTCCTCCTCGACGTAATCGAGCGTCGGGAAAAGGTATGAAAACTGGAAGGGGCTCGACGGGTGGATGTCGAGGTTGATGAGATCGCACACCGAGAAGTCCGGCTCCGTGACCGCGCCTTTCAAGTTGATGGGCATATCGTTGACGTCGTACTCGGTCACGTCGAACACGTCGATAGAGGAGTGCGAGGGGGCGATACGGCGCAAGTGCCCCTGGTTCACCGTGGTGTCCGAAATCGTCACCGCCTTGCTCACCGAAGTGGCAGGAGGTGTCCCGCTCAGGATGGAGAGCAGCGTGTAGGTGACCTGCACGGAGATCGTGGAGCCGTCCAGAGAAGGCAGGGTGTAGGGGCCGGAACTAACGACCGCCACCCAGCCCAGACCGGGGGCCCAAGACCCCGCGAACGAACTCCAGCGCAAGCGGTGCGTGTCCCCGACACTGTTGTACTCGTAGTCCAGCGTTCCCTTGCCCGCAGGAGTGTCCATCGAGATGTGCGTGATCTCGACACCGGAGAGAGGCACGTTCAGGTCGGGCTTCTTGTACGGCACGCCCAGGTATTCCTTCTCCGTCAGGGAGAGCGGGGAGGGCGACCAGATCCAGGCAAGCTCGCCGTAGTACTGGCGATGGCGCGTCCGGGGCACCGTCACGCTCCCGAGGCAACGCGAAGTGATGCGCTCAACGTCCACCCGCAACGTGTCGAGCATGACGGAGATGAAGCCGCTCTTGTCCCCGATGCTCGCCTTGACCAGGATGCCGTTGTCCGTGAGACCCGCCGGAATGATGGTGGAGAACTCCAGGTACGTCGGAATCTCCACCCAGCCCCCGCCGGGATCCTGCGCGATGGGTGTCACGGGTCCGGAAACCCAGGTCACCCCGTTGTCGAAGGAGAAGGAGAGGGAGACGGCCGTGGGCCCTCCCGTGGAGGACAGGAACCAACCGGACATCTTCGCGGTGTACCCCTCGTAGTCGTAGAAGAGCCCAGGACTCTGCTGGGGGTAGTTCTTGCCCCTCGGGCCAGGACGGGGCATGGGCCACTGGAGGACGTGCGAGACGACCTCGTGGAAGCCCGTGGTGGCATCCTGGAGAATGAGGCGGAAGGCGGGAGCGGGATCGAGAGGCGCTCCCCGGTCCATCGTCACCCTGGACTCCAGGATCTGCGTCATCGTGGCCGGAGTGGGCGACACGAGCCACCAGTAGTCGGGAAGCTCGGTCCCGTTTGGGGGCAGCACGTTGACGTCGTCCACCACGGTCACCGGAACGAGGGTGTACGCCGGAGGCAGAGACGGGGGATCGACGACGACCCAGCACCCCATCGTCTCCAGGATCTGCTCCCCCCTGCGCTGGAAGCCCACGCTGAAGAGGGTGGGGGTAACAGTCAGGACCGAAAAAACGTCCATGTCCCCCAAGACGCAGTACAGGTTCAAGCGGAAGCCCAAGCTGTCCGTCAAGGTGACGGGGCCATCCCCCGTCAAGAGCGTCCACGGGGACACCACGGAACCCGGAGACTGCCACCGAAGCTCGTATGTGGGCGGAGACGCCGTGGGGTCGTAGCGATACTCCAGCAGGGAACTGGTCAGGATGTCGATGGGATCCTCGATGCTGACGATCTCGACGCCGTTCATCACCGGATTCCCGAAGGTGAGATCCCCAGGATGCACACCGAAGATATCGACTGCCGCGTTCCGGGGACCGTGACCCACGGTGACCGTGGGGTTCACGGACGCCAGGGCGATCTCCCCGTTGTAGGGGATGGCCAAGGGATAACCAAAACCTGTGAGAGGGGCGTTGATGTCGGCAATGACGTCGGCCACGGTCGGGTTCGGCATGCCGGTCGTGAGGACTATCGCGAGGCTCGTAGCTCCGTCGTCGATGTAGAGAGTGTCCTTCACCAGAGCGGTGAGCGCGAATGGACCCGCAAGGCTCAGGATGTAAGCCGGAATCGGAGAAGGCGGCCCCGGGAGAAAGACCGCTCCCGACACCACGGGAACAAAAGCCCCTAGCAGGAAGAGGGTTCCCCACCGCAGGGTCTTCAGGGCCGGATCGTACTCGATGAGCATGGCGGGAGCGCCCGAGACCACGTCGGCCTCGACGCGGGAGAGGGAAACCCCGCTGATGCCAGCGCCCGTGTAGAAGACGGAGTGCGACCGCTCCTTGAACCGGCAGTTCTGAAGCATGGCCTGATCGAGCACCCAGTTCGGCCCCCACAGGCGGCGGCTGTAGCCGAACGGGGGGACCTGGGTGAAGGCCCCGGCGGCCTGATCGAACCCCTGGAACTTGCCTCCGTAGACGCGGTACGCGAGCCGAAGCTCGTGAAGCTGCTTCCGGCAGTCATCCAGGCTCAGGCCCAGGTTGTTGTAGGTCTGGATGGCGCGACCGAACCTGTCGTCGATGCCATTGACCGTCACCGTGTCGATGAAGAGGTCGTCGTAGACCTCATCGATCTCCGCGTCGAGCTTGTCGAACACCTCGGCCCAGGCGGCATGCCAGAGCGCGTACTCGCGAATGGTGACGTAGGTCTTCAGCCTGTCGCCCGTGGTCAAGTTCACCAGAACGATCTCGACCTCGCCCCGGTCGAAGTGCTGGGAGAACACGATGTTGCCCACCGGGTCCGAGGTCACCGTGCCGGAGTAGGCCCCGTTCAGGTACAGGCTGTAGGACGTGGAGGGGTGCGGGGTTTCGAGCCTGATCTCCGTCGTCCCGAATCGGTACGGCAGGATGATGCCCTTGGCCGCGTAGAAGGGTCCGTCGATGACGCCCTTGATCAACTCCCCGTAGCGATTGACATTGGTCGTGAGCGCCATCTCAGTATCCTCCCCCCAGGCCCTTCTGCTCGCCCGTCGGGGTCACCAGTTGGTCGTCATCGATGACCGACAACCGGATATCGGTCTGCGCGCTGTTGAGGAGCTTCAACCCGTTGATGTAGTAGTACTCGTAGATATCCTTCTTCCCGAGCGTGCCGCTGGCACCCACGACGTACACGTTGACGAGCCCCTGGTAGGCCGCGTCCTTCCGCCTCTCATCCCTGCTCGGGGGGATGACACCGCGCATCCTGGTATCGGACACGACGACGGTATCGTGGATGGGCTGCTCCTGCCACACCGCGAAGGGGCGGAAGTAGAACCATTCGATCCGCACGCCCTGAAGGTTGTAGACCGTGCCGGGATTCGACATCCAGATCCTGAACTTCGCGGCGTCGAGGATGAAGCGCACGCTGTCGAAGATGACCTCGCCGTTGGCGATGAAGAGCACCTCGTCCCGCCACCGGAGGATCTTCAGCATGGCGAGCCCCGTCGTCCATGAGAACGGCTTCACAAGCTCGTCCACGAGGGAGCCGCCGACGTAGACGTCACAGCGAAGCTGGAGCGCACCTGCGCTGCCGAGTTCGAGCCTCATCTCCGCGTAGTTGTTCGCGTCCACGTACAGCGTCAGCGCGGAAACGATCACCACTGCGGGATACGTGGGGTATCCGGGAAGAGGGGGGAGGATGAGGCGGATCTCTCCCTGCGTGTCACCCCAGGCGTAGACCGATTCGACACCGCTCACGGAACCCGAAACAACGCCAGTCTCCATCTGGAGGTGGAAGGGGCCCGTGGTCACGAAGCCCGAGCCCGCAGAAATGTTCAGCCACTTCGGGTCGAGCACCGGGGCCATGAACAGGTCATCCCAGGAGCGCGGGTCCAGGCCGGACCCCGCGATGGTGAAGGCGTTTCCCCCGGGGCTCGGTCCGCGCAGAGGATCCAGCGTATCGAAGACGGTGGTCCAACCGTACAGGATTCCGGTTCCGTACTTGAAGAGCGAGAACTTCATCGCGCCACCTCGCTAGATCAGGTTGATGACCAGATCCGCCGCCGCGATCCTGGCATATTCGTAAGGGCCAATCGCGATGTCCCCAACCCCGGTCCCGCCCTTCACCGCCAGCGTCGTGTAGATCCAGTTGTCCACCCCGAACACCTTGGCGACCTCGGCATCGATGTCGAACTCCTCCACGACCTGACCCAGGAGCAGTCCGTTGATGTAGTCGAGGATCTGCGTCCGCACGAGGTCGAGCACCGTAGCGGGATTCCCGGATTTGATCTTCAACTGGGCCTCGATCTCGATGTTCTTCGCCTGGGACCAGCGGAACAGGACGTCGCTGCCCATGACGTAGCTGTAGTTCTGCTTGTAGTACGCGGTGAGAAGGGGGATCAGCGTGTTGTACGAATACCGGATCGTGATGGGTGCGTTCAGCACGGGATGCGCTCCGGTGGAGAGGAAGCGGATACCGTCCTGCCCACGGTCGCTGTAGGAGAAGATGCTGTTGCCCTTCACGACCTCGTAGTCCGTTCCCTGGATGTAGGTCGTGCCGATGTCGGAGACGGAGAAGACCTCCATGACAGGCTGCCTGTCGAGCACGATCAGCGTCTCGATGCCCGTGTAAGAGGTGACGTAGGTGAAAGTCGCCGGAGACGCCCCGAGAATCCAGCAATCCACCGCGCCCGCGTCGTCCACCTCGCGGGTCATGTCAGTGCTTTCCCCGTACACCACGTAGGCGTCGAGGGCTCCGCTGAAGTTGTCGAGCACGAAACGCTGGAGCCCGAGCGCGGTGCCGATCTGCGAGCCCTCAACCTGCATGAAGTAGCGCCGCGCAAGCTCCGTGTTCGTCTCCAAACCTCGTCCGCTCGTGGTCGCCAGCTTGTTGTAGACGTAGTTGAACTCAGGAAAGGCACGACGCATCTGCGTGATCGTGTAGGCACCCACGCCCGTGGTGATGCCCTTGACCACACTGGCAACCGCCACGTCGATCTCGTACCGCTGGGTGTCCGCGTTGTAGTACGCACTCGCGGAAACGGTGAGCGGACCGTACATGGTCTTCGACTCGATGGTCTTGAACTGCACGATCTGCCCCGTCGCGGGATCCTGCACGGTCGCGAGGGGGAAGTTGACGGGAATCAGGATGTCCGCCGACGGCGGCTGGACACGAGCGAAGGTGACGATGGCCAGAGACGGCGCACCGTCCCAGCGCACGAGGCCCTCGTTGAACACGAAGGCGTCCAGATCGTCAGGGTAGAACTGATCGGCATTCTGGAGCGAAGTGAGTTGCGACAGGTACACGATGTTGTCGTTCTGGGACTTGAACACATTCGCGGGAGGCTTGATGAAGAGGTCCCGTATCGATCCGATACGCGTGTCGATGGAGGGGTCCCGCGACTCGATACCCTGCGCGATCATGGTGGCAAAATCGGATTCGGTCTGTCTCTGGATCGTCATGTTCTACCTCACCAACCCGCCCAAGGCGAACGCGATGGCGGGCGCATTCCCGAGCGAGTAGAAGTCAACGCGCCACCGGAAGTTTCGAGGATCTTCCGTCGCCCACACCTGCACCGGGGAGAAGTCGTCCAGCATCTCTTTCGGGGTTCTCCTTCCGATCAAGTAGGTCCTCTGGTTATAACGCAGAAGGCTTAGGCTATTTTGAACCATGCGCTGAAAATCGAACATGGCCGGGGTGCCGTAAGCGATCTCGGGCTCGTTCTCGATGTGGGAGCCCAGGATACGCCCCAGACCGGAACCCAGGCCGGTGTCGTCGTCGCGAGTGGCGGTCTGAAGAATGTTGACGCAATCCTGCTTCAGCTTGTCCTTGTCCGTCACACGCTCGTAGCCGGTGTTTCCGTGGTTCCTGACAACGTCCCCGGCCACGATCTTGAATTCGTAGCTCATCTCGGCCTCCTACGGCGTCCCCGCCGCAGCCTTGCGAGCGGCCTCGGCCAGCGCCAACAGAATGGCGTCTTCCAGAATCATGACCGTGTCCGTCAGATCCTGCTTGATCGCCGTCCAGTAGTCGAAAAGGTCGTTCACCTCATCCATGAAAGAGAGCACGTTCTTGTACTTCTCACGATACACCGTCACGAAGGCCACGGCGGTATCAAAGTACTGAAGAGCGGGGTCCAGGAACATCTGGTAGAACTCCGGGCACAGCGCCGCCAGGGGACCTTCGGGGAAGTTCAGCAACTGGTTCCGGATCTCCTCCACGAGAGCCTGAAAAACCGACCACGCTGCCTGCTCAAGCTGGGAAACAATGTCCAGGATCGCAAGCTGCGCCTTCAACCACAGGATGAAAGCGTCCGCTGCTGCGATCAGAGCCAGAAGGATGGCCTTCAGCATCTCCAGGACCTGGACCACCTGCTGATAGATCCAGTCGAGGATGCAGGCGACGAGAACTCCGGTCGGAATCGCTACCATTTTTACACCGTCTTCGACACTGTCGAAAGCAGTGCCGCTCCTTGCCCTGCCAGAACCCCCGCTGCGGTCGCGACCGCAGTGAAGAACGGGGAAAGAACCGAGAGACCGAGAGGCCCGAGAGGCGGCGCATTGCAGGCCGCAGCGATGGCTCCCATCTGGACGGAAAGACCTGCGGCCCCGGTCAGGAAATCGGTAAACGCCGCCATGAAGCTCGTCCCCAGGACCAGGGACTCCACCGCGCCTGTGCCGCCTAGAGACACCGAAGCCGAATTCAGAAGCAGCGAAGTCGCGGTCAGCCCGATCACAGTGCCTGCATTGAGGTTCAGGCTTGCGCCCGCCGTGAAGCCGAAATCATAGACAGAACTCATGGTGAAGGAAGTCCCTGCGGTAATGCTGACCGCTGCTCCTGCGGTGACGTTGAGATTGGCACCCGCCGTGGCGCTGAGGTCGGCGCCTGCCGTGAGCCCCAAAGTGGTTCCTGCTGTGGCGCTGAACGTGCCGCTGGCCAGGAGACTCGCGGTCGCCGCCACGAGCGTGTAGCCCGCGCCGACGATGACATCGTGCTTCGCCGTCGAGGTCAGCGAGGTGCTCAAGTTCATGATCGTCCACGCCGCGAGAGGAGTATTCCACATGAAGCCTGTCGCGAGCTTCGCGGAGACACCGTGGTTTCCCAAGTTGTCCGTGATCTCCGCGTACTGATCGATCATCCCCGTGAGGTCGTCCTTCACCAGTTTCAGGGAGCGCACCCCGGAACCCACGAGGGCGGGAACCAGATCCGCGCAAGTGGCCGAAGCAGCGGGAACCATGACCATACGTGTAAGGTCATCGATGACCTCGCCGAAGGACTCTTGCACCATCAACGCCTGGAAAGTGGGGGGTACAGTCAACGATCCCCGGCGAACGTAGTTCGTATGCTCCTGAGCTATCGTTCCGAACGCCCCGTAAAGGTCTTGTTCCACGGTGTCCGTGGGCAGCAAGAGACGACGAGCCGCGCCTGCACGAACCTCTGCGCACTCCCCATACCGCTGATGCACGAGGCAGGACTGGAGTGTGATCTCGTTCGTGGCTTGCGACTGCTCCATCCGGATCGCGTGTGAGCCGCACGACAGGCTGACACGGTCGCTCAGGTAGAGGAAGGAACCGCCCGCGCTCTTGAAGCTCCAGTCCCCCGCCTTCAGGCGCTTCCCGCTCGCGTCCGCCCACCCGATGCCACCGCGCTCCTCGTTGGCGTTGTCGGCGCTCTTCATCGCGGGGTAGTTCGCGTAGCTGTACCCGAGGCAGTGCGCGTTCCCGATAGCGTCGAAGGCGAGGATAACGATGTCGTTCACCTGCGGGATGTAGACGCCCCAGGACGTGCGGCGGTAGTTCTTGTCGGTCGGAGTCTTCTGAGGAGGAAAAGAAAAGCCCAGCAGCGGAATCGGGATGCTGCGCGGGAAGTCCCCCGCGTCGAGGATGTTCACGTTGCAGGTGCCCATCTCGATGTTGACATCGGTGACGCGAGAGCGGTGGACACTGTTGTAGTACGCGGCCAGCATCCTGCGATGCTGACCGACATGAGACTCTGTCGTCCTCGCCCTTCCCATCTCAGCTACCCTTCTTCCTGAAAACAATCTGTGAGAGATTGAACGGATCAATCGTAGTGCTGAAGTGGCTGAACTGCTCCTGCTTCTCCGGGTTCATGGAACCCGTCCAGCCACGAGCACGGTTCAGGTTGATCGTTGTGGAGCAGTCGGAGAACCAAGAAATAGCGTGCTGCACGCTGACGATGTTGGCCAGATAGTTACGCTGCTTCCAGTAGATCGGACGGTTCACCATGAGACCGAAGTGGGGGAGAATCTGTACGCTCAAGTTACGCGCCTCCGCGTTGGCCTTCTTCAGATTCAACGCGGCCCACAAGCGAGCAGCCTCGTCCGTGTCGGTGAAGCCCCAGGGGTTGCTGTCCGCGATCCTGAGACCCAAAATAGAGGCCAATTCAGGAGCAGCCACGTAGACGTAGTTTCGAGACGCATCGGAGTCCGTGCCCGGCTGAAGGGCGACGTTGTGCCGCATGGCTCGGTAAGCCGTCAGCATGCCGTGGTCGTTCATGGAGTTGCTGTAGTTCAGAGTCTCGTGCTTCCAGATGGTGAAGTGATCAAGATAGCTGAAGTGCCACTTCGAGGTATTCTCAAGATCGAAACCCGCGCTGAGAAGCTCCGCCTCCGAGGTGAGCCCCATCATCACCGCGATGTCCGCGTCGTTGTACCCCGTCAGGGACGTTCTGCCCTGCCGCGCTTGAATCTCTTTAAGGAGGCTCGTCACGTTGGCCTGGGTCACGGTGGAGTTCGGGCGCTTGTTCTTGAAGTCGAACATCCAGGGATCGAAGTCGAAGAAGGGCATCTCGAACACCATGTCGCCCTTCGGGGTAGCGTAGCAGCAGAAGTCGATGGCCTCCGCGAGGTCGTAGAGGAAGGACAGCCTGTCCTTGAAGTCCGAGTGGGACGCGCACGACCCATTCGCAGTACTGTCCAGGACGCCCTTTTCGATCTCCGTCCCCAACGTGGCCGGGGTCACGTAGAACACACGCCCACCCCCCACGGGATAGGTGTTCGGATGAGTCCCGATCTCGGTGATGATCTGCTCGGGAACGTAGAGAGAGGACGCAGACGCGGGCACGGTATGATCCGGGAGAACCATGTCCTGAAGATCGGAGGAGCGCACTCGCGAGTGCAGCACGTCGTTCAGGGTCCGCAAGCTGTCCATGGTGATCAGATCGCCGTAGTTATCCAGAGGATCCTTGACGTCACCCACGAAGTAGGCGTGCGTCCCGAAGCTCCCGTCCTTGCGCTTGAACCCGACACCCTGCGGAGTCTGCACCGGAGGCACGTTCGAGTTGGCAAACTTGGTCAGGGTCGCGTTGCGAAACTTGACAACCTCTGCACGTAGGGCCGGTGGAGACTGATCCTTCATGGCATCGACGCTCGACTGTCCCGCATTCTGGATCAGGTAGGTCCGCAACTCCTCGGGGTTCAACTGGCTGACAAGCTCCGCTGTCGTCGTCAAGAGCGCGGCCTTGAACGCGTCCAGGCCGAAGAAGAGGAACTCCAGAACCTCGAAGATGGTGAGCCCTGCAAAGATCTGTCCGGTGAAGGAGAACGCCGTGGCAGAGGCGGATCCAGGAATCGGCAGGTCGGGAAAAACCTGCGTAAGGGTTTCACGGTCGAGAACGCTATACAACTGGATGTAGGAGTAGCGCAGCATCTTGGACACGTCCGTGCCCGTGATGGTGATCGTGCTCTCCTGGTTCACGCCGACGTTTTCGGTCGCGGAGTCCACGAAGCCCGCGAACATCCAGTACCAGACCACGGGGTCGAACGGATCCCGGAACGCGATGCGGATGGGGTCATTCGGGTGGAAAATGCAGTCCCCCTCCTGGAACTGGTACACGTACTGGATGTTGTTCGCACCCTGGTCCATGTCGTCGTTGGAAGGCCCGAAGATGACCTTGGCAAGCTCCTTGTTCCTCTGGCACTGGTCCCAGATCTTCTGCCGGTTCGAAGAGATCTGTGTCGCCTTCACCGAGAGGACGTCCCACTTGATGTAGCCCGGGACCTTGCCCTCCTCCCAGGACTCCTGATAGTACTTCCCCGCCATCTTCAACTGGTTGTAGATGTCCTGGATGTCGTTCGTGATCCCCGCGTACTTTTCGGGAGAACTCGAATACTGCTGCAAGAACGCCGCGAGCACCGTCGTGTCGAGCCCCGCCGAACTCAGAATCTGCGACCCGGAGTCCAGCGCAGCGGTGTAGTTGCTGAAAAGCTGCTTAACCAGCGCATCCCGGGAAGTGCCCAGGGCGATCATGTCGTTGTGGTCCAGGATGTACTTGTCCCCCTTGTTCGCCAACGTGAAGGAGCAGGTTCCGGGCGCGCGATCCTGGCTCCCGCCCGCCTGATTCACGCGGACGTCGATCACGTCCCCCGAAACCTCCTTGCCATAGACGAAGATCCGGAAGGCGGGAAAAGCCGCCCTGTAGATGCCTTCTGTGGCGAGAAGTCCGCTCTTTTGAATGGCGTCCATGCCTACTCTCCGGGAGCAAGCTCGGGGAAGTACTGTCTTCCCAGAGATGCTGACAGGTACTTGTAGATGTCGTCCATGGACGGAATCGACGCAGACGCCACGAAGCTGAAGCTGTACGAAGGATTGAAGGGATTGCTCGCGTCCTCGGAGAAGTCCATGACCTTGTCGTAGTGGCCCACGAAATCGATCATCGCGTTGCCCAGCAAGGGGCTGCTATACATGATGTGAAACTGGTTCACCATCCCGCTGACCGGGTCCAGCATGGGCTCCCGCGTCAGGTTGTAGAGACTCCAGAACGACATGAGGTGCGCTGCGCCGGAGATGGTCGCAACCTCCAAGCCCTCCTGCTTCGTGACAGACCTCACCCAGTCCTGGAACTGGAGCAGTTCGTTGGAGAGCCAGTTCGCGCGCTTGGCCCCCGTCCGCAGGTTGATATTGCCTGTTTGACCCTCGAACGCGATGTTGATGACGTCGTTGTTGCGCCCCTTCGCATTCGTCCAGTGGAAGAACACGGCCCCGCTCTGTGTATCCTTTCGCGTGATGCGCTTCGCCTGCGTGAAGTGAACCGAGGAGGGGTTCACCTTCAAACGCACCGGAGGAATCTTGTTCTTCCCCCGGAGGTCGGACGTGAACATGAAGGGAACCCGGTACGAGATATCCTCATAGGGATTCAGGATGCGGTCCAGAACGCGCTCCATACTCCCCTGATTGAACTCGCTGAGGAAGGTATCCGAGAACCAAGTACCGACTGCGTTTGACATCAAATCACCTCAATGTTCCGTGCACTCTCACTTGAACAACTTCCCCAGACCCAGGGGGTCAGGATCTTGCCAAAACTTTACAAGTGCGTTCCGATCATCCTCTTTCTTCTCCCCTTGCGCAGCAGGAGCAGCAGACGCCAAGGCTCCTACGGGCTTCGCAGCCGCAGGCTTCGCAGCCGCAGGCTTCGCCGGAGCGGGTGTAGTGGCTTTCGGAGGTGCCGCCGCAGGCTTTGGCGCTGCCGCGACGACAGGGGGCGCTGCCGTACTCGCGCCGCCACCCGCGTCCCCGCCGGTCCCGCCAAAAGTAGCGAGTTGCTGCCCGCCACCCACATCCATGACCGTGCTGGGACTCTTGCCCTTGAAGCCCCCTGGGCGATTCTCGGCCTTCGTGCCCTTGGCCTCATGACGGAACTGCTGCGCCCCTCCGGTAGGATCTGCCCCCGGGCTGGCAAGAAGGCTTGCAGCCTCCGCCGAGGACTCTGGGGTGGCTTCCTGCCGCGTAGAATAGGGACGTAGCGTCTTACCCTTATCCTCCCCCGGGCGCTTCTCTCTCTGACCGTAGCCAAAGCCTTCGTCCCCGGTGATAACGTCGTAATAATCCTTCTTGCCCCCGCTCGCAGCTATGCGGTTCTTCGCAGTCCAGAAAATTCTACGCGCCTCTTCATCATAGCCTTTGTCACCTTTGTGAAGTTTCTGCTCCGACTGAAGCATGCGCGCCACGGCTTCCTGACTCAGAGCCTTCTTGTCCCTGAACTTCTTACGAACATCTGCATCACTCATCACCGTATAAGCAGAATCGTCGTCCGCACCACCGAAGACGAATCCGCAGCGGGGACAATTTCCGCTGATCCTCAGATGGATGTTTCCCTGAACGTCTACACCCTGCAACGTGATCCCCACGTCTCCGCCAGCCCACCCCCCGGACCACCCCTGAGCGCCTGCGTCCGTCTTGGCGGTAGGCAAGCTCATGCTGACGGTCTGCCCCCCTCTGAGTTGAGACATGGGGATGGAAATACTCGGAGCAACGCCGCCTCCGCCGCCACCACCGCCGAAACCTCCACCACCGCCGCCGCCCGAGGAACCTGGGCCCCTCGGCGCATCCGACATTGCGATCTCCAGGGAGTTCAGAGAAGAACTCAAAACGTCGGCCCCGATGTTCTTCAGAACACCGCCCATGTGCAAAAAGCTCTTCTTCAGCGCCTCGATGTGCGGCCCCTCCGCCGCCTTGAACTTGTTGATTTGCTCACGAACTGCCTGTGCCTGCGCTTTCTCACTCTTCGTCAGGATGTTCTGAAGAAGGGGTATGTGTGAGTAGGCGTCCATGAACATGAGAGGCAGGTTTCTGAAGTACGTGACCAGCATGGCCAAGAAATTCGCAGCCATACCGATCAAGCTCAGGCCCACGTCTTTGACACTGAGCATCCAGTCGTTCATGTTGCGCTCGTAGACGCTCTGCTTCTCCCGAGCGATCCCGAACGTATGATTCAGGGTATCGATATTCTTCTCGGCTGCCTTCGCTGCCTCTACGATGTTTCCCGCCTTGATGTTCTTCCACATCATCGAGGAGAGGCGTGCGCCCTCGTACCCGAGACCCATGGTGTCCGAAGCGTAAACGCGGGCCTTGTCGATGTCCCCGCCCGTGGCGTCCAAGGCGATCTGGAACGTGTTCGCGATCATTCGCGCGTAGTCGTTCCAGTTCTTCTTCTTCTGCATCTCCAGGAAGCCGTCGAGCATCTTCTGGACCCCGGAAACGTCGCGGCGATAACCCATCTTCTCCGCGAGCAGCATCTTGAAGTCCATCCGGAGACCGGCCATACCCGCAGAAATCTGCTGAACTCCGAGAGCAGCTTGCCGACCGGAGAACTGCCGGGGAACCTTGCCCGAGATGTCGTTGTAGGCCTTCTCGGCCCAGTGCATCACGTCCGTGACCTTGTCCACGTCGATGCCGAACATCCGTACCTGCTCACCCGCGCTCTGGACGTTCTTCGCGAACTGCACGGCACCCTGTCCAGACTCCTTGCCAAGGAGGTACATCCGGGTCAGGGACTCTCGGGCATCGTCGATGTTCTTGGAGTACAGGCCCATCAGATCGACCTGCTCCTTGGCCGCTGTGCCCGAGCCGAGATGAAACAGCTTGTCGATAGCGAGCGCGGCAACGATGGAAGACGTGCGCAGATGCTGAAAGCTGAAGTCCAGCTTCCTGTCTGCGTCACGAACATCCACACCACCGTCTACAAAGGCCGCAGCGACCGCCTGGACCTCCTGGCGATTGATTCCATAGAACTGGTCCAGCTTGAGTTGGAGCGCGCCCAGATGCGCCGTGGCAGTGTTCACCGCGCCCTTCACGCCAGCGTCTGTAGCGGCGATCAGAATGTTCTTCATCTCTCCGGTCTGGGCGCGGATCTCGGCGTTCCTCTTGTAGCCGTAGGTCATGATCTCGAAGAGTCCCCCCAAGATGTGCCCGGGAAGAGGAATCTTCAGAGCATTCGCCATTCCGACGACCTTGTTGACAACGGTCATGGCTTCGGACTTGATGAGCTTGACCGGAAGGGAATCCTTCTTCTTCGGCTTCTCACCCAAAGTCTGCTGCACCTGCGACAGGAGATCTCCCAGCATGATCGCCATGACGGGAAAATCCTTCTCTGCGTGCTTGACCGTGTCCTCTAGCTGCACGAACAGGTGGTCCAGCTTGCGGGCCACCTTCTCGAAGTTCTTCTCGTAGGTATCGTAACGACGAAAGGACTCGACCTGCTGTGCCGCATTCTTGAACGCACCCCCGCTCATGACCTCTTCGAGAGGACCACGAAAAGAGGTACGAACGCCTTCAGCGGCACCGTGAAGCACCTCACGATTCTGCTGCGCAAGATGCTCCATCGCCTTGCCAAGCTCAGTGATTTTGACCCTGGTGAGGTCGAGATGCTCCTTGCTGATGATTTCTGTGGTCATGGAGACGCCTGCTCATCCCCAAGATGTTGCGCAGCCGGAATAGCGTCTCCCCAACTCAGATTGCTGTCGGAGGGCTCGATGAGAACACCTCTGCTTGCCTGGACTCCCTCCGACTCCGTACCAGGAGTCTGAATGAATTTAGCATCGGGAATACGCATCTGACGCGAAACAGGATCCCACTTGTAGCCCCGCTTCTCCAGCATGAGGTTGAATTTTCGAAGCATCTGCTGTGCCTCGGGGCTCTGTGCAAAGCTCTTCGCGGTCTCCGCAGCATCCTCCTCCCTTTTGGTTTCCCAGTAGTAGGCCATGAGTCGCCCCACGAGATCTTCAGGCATCGCAGCAGCGAAACCTACCTTCTCCCCTACGTGAAGGCCCAGCTTGAGGAGTGCCTTCAGGGTGAGTTCCGATCCCGCAGCAGCCCCGAGAGTTCCGATCACGCTGGCAATGGTGGCCAGAGTCTCCATGTCGGTCATCGTGCGTTCGAATTGCAAGAACGCGGGATCATGCCGCAACTCCGCCGCCTTCTTGCCCCACTCCTCTCCGTACAGCACATCCACGAAGCCCAGGCCCACATCTGACAGCTTCAAGTGCGCGTTCTTCCCCTTCAGAATGTCGATAACAGGCTGATAGACGTGCCTGAACTCCGCGCCCAGCGCATTCCCCACCTTGTCGATCCCGTCGGCAATCGAGTCCAGAGAGAAGCCCATGCGGTCCACGAGCTTACGATTCGTGTCCCCGATGAAGGTCAGGGTCTCGTCCAAATTGCCGGATTCAAGACCCTGCCACAGCATCGGCAAGCTGCGAAGACCGAAGATGGCGGCTGCCACGAGATTCGTGAGCAGCGCGAGCAGCCCCTGCCCGATTTCAGACATGCCGGTGATGAGGCTGCGCCGCGTCTTTTCCAGGGAGTTGACAGACCTGCTCTCGATGTCGGTGGCGCGCTTGAGTTGATCCCAGATCTTGTCCCCGTCCGCCTTCAGGTGATCACCCTTGAAAAGGGTGTCTCCATAGTCCTGCAACATCACGGCGGGCTGGTTCTGGATTCCCAGGATCTGCTGGTGCATCCGCACCATCTCGGAACGCTTGCGCCGCCCTTGCTGCTCTCCCACCATGGCGAGATAGGTCTCCACGAGACGACGAAACTTCGTCTCGCCCTCAGCCGTGCCAGCAGAGCGCAGCGCATCGTTGAAACGGTTCTGCAACGTGTACGGACTGGAGGTGGTGTCATTGTCCATCCGGCGCATCAACTCGACCTGCATGGCCTTGCTGACATTCATGAAAGCGGCGGCGAGGTCCTCCGCGACACCGATTGCCTGCTTGCCCGCGTAGTGCCGGTCCAGCCCCATGCTCTGGTATGCCTTCGAGATGTTGCTCATCATGACAGCCACGTTCTCAAGGTTTCCACCAAACTGGGAGAGAACGCGACCGCTCGACATGGTGGCCCGGATGAACGCCTCTCCGCCCATCCCGCTATTCTGGCCCTCCGCCGCCATCTTCATGAAGAGGTCCCCCGCGTCGTGCAACTGCATCCCGTGGTCCCTCACCAGGGAGACGATGTCCTTCATCGCGGTGCCGGTCTGGGTGTTGAAGTGCTTGTCCACGGCGATGGAGGCGACCACGATGTTCTTTCCGAGGTCGCCCATGCGAGAGTCGAAATGCTCTTGAATCTGTTCGACCGTGAAGCTGGTATCCACCATCGTACCGACGGTCTTTTGCACCTCTTCACGACCAACGCCGTAGTACCACTGCGCGTGCTCCGCCCACCGGCCGAACCAGCCCACGGCCTTCCTCGTCGCGGGGGCGAGGATCGAGTCCACACCGGAAGCGAAGGTGTTGGCCATCTCGCCCATCTGGGCGCGCTTGCGATCCATTTCCGTGTAGCTCAGGGATATCGAGCCCAGGACCCCCGCCATGAAGCCCCCCTCCCAGCCTCCGGGAATCCCCCCAAGAACACCGCTCAGGAACTGCATGGTGTTCTTGAGTCTCTCCAGAATGAAGTCCCATGCTGCAACGACAAGAGCGGGAAAGATCTTGTTCTGCTCATCCAGCTTTCCGAAGACCTCCTCCTCGCCGCGCTCCGCAGTTTGAAGCTGCTTCTCCATCTCCGCAGATCGCGGCACGGAGACCTCACGCATCCTATCCATTCCAGGAACCACTCGAACGGCACCCGCGCTCTTCCCGATATCCCGAAACACGGAAGCGAACTCTTTTCCCCTGCGATCCCACTCGGAGATGGTGTGCTCCGAGAGCGAGGCCTCCCCCGAGAGGTCCACGGGCTGCACCTGCATGGTTCCGACGATGTCGTCAGAGATGGAGGAAACTGTCTCCGCCTCTTGCGACAGCGAAGACGCCACGGCCTGGATGGCCTTGCCGAAATCCGTATAGACCTGCTTCGTGCTACCCAGATTCTTGTCCAGGTTCGGAATATCGACAGTAAGTAGGGCTTCGAGTGTCATTGGCTATGGTGCGGCGGATGCGCCTTCTCCTTCGCTGCCATGATCGCAGCCTGCACATCCTGAACAGGAACAGTGATCTGCCTGCCCCCGCGCGTGAAGGAGACATCGGACAGTACACGCGATCCCGAGGATTTGTCTTCGGGAACGTCGGGTGCCTCCGGCTTCTGAAATTTAAGAACAGTCCCCGCGCCTGCATTTGTATCGGAGCTACGCGTGAGCTTGTTCAGCCCCTGCAAGACGTCGGGAAGAGGCTTCGTCTCCTTTAGCTCGGCATCGAGAGCGGCCTTCGGAGTACCGTGCAGCGGCCCGGTCCCCTTGGGTTTTCCCGCCCGCAGCGCGTCTAGGATGGGGTCGATGGTCTTCCCGGCCTCGGCCCCCAGGGCCTCCTTAAAACCAACCAAGCCCTTCCAGAGATCGTCCTTGCCCCCCTCGACCAGCGCGAAGAGCTTCTCCTGCCGATCCGCAGTCGCGTACAGCAGGTCCAGGCCCTCGCGAGCATGCCCCGGCTGCACCATCTTCCAGATGGCCCCGATCACGTCCGGGATGGAGCGAAATCCGTTGATCAGCACGCCCAGGATACCGACCAGAATCTTCATCAGCCCGGTCCCGATGTCCTTGATGCTCATTTCGAGCTTCCACTCGGTCTTCTCCAGGCTGTTGATCTTCGTGCTCTCCGTGTCGAAAGCGCCGCGCAGGAGCGAGATCTTCTCGTGCCCCAGCTTCGTGATGTCGTTGTGCTTCTTCAGTTCCGGGAGCGCGTCGATGATGACGGTCGCAAGCTGGTTGCTCATGCCCGTGCCCGTCGTCAACCTGAGGATCGCCTGCGTCCGGTTGCCCCGAGAGGTCTCCATGGCTTCCTCGCCCATGGCGACGATGGACTTCTGGACGAAGTTCTCCCGATCCTCTCCCCGCCCCACGCGCGCCGTGCCCTCGCGCCACTTCTGGATCGCGTCCTGCGTGTCGAGTTCGGGGTAGATGCGCCGCGCCACGATGGCCACGTAGCTGTCGGGAAGGTTGGTCATCGTCCCCGCAGCCTCGCCGATCATCTTGGCTGCCTGGGCACCCGAGAACTGCGTGGACAACCCCATGCTCTCGTAGTGCTTCTGAATGTTCAGCATCGTGTTGGCGACATCCTTCACGTCCACGCCGTACTGCTGCATGGCAGACGCCCCAGCCATCGTCGCGTTCACGAACCTCTCCACGCCCATGCCGGTCCCCTGCGCCGCCAGAGCGATGTCCGCGTACTTGTGTGTCGCCACCGCCAGCGAGTCTCCAAGCTCGGTCGTGATGGTCGTGATGTTCTTGATCGCGGTCCCCGTCGCCTGATTGAAGTGCTTGTCGAGCGCAACAGACGCGAGGATCAGGTTGTTGTGCGCCCCCCGGATCTTCTCGTTGTAGGACCCCATGAGGTCATCGCTCTTGTAGCCCACGTCAACAAGAGTCTTCAGGACCCCTTGGGACTCCGCCAAGCTGATCCCGTACATGGCGCGAGCGGTCTCCTGGAAGGAGGAGAAGAAGTTGATGGCCTTCCGAGCGGGCTTGCCCCACAGTTGCTCACCGCTGGCTTCGATGACGTTTGCAACCTGACCCTGCTGGGCCGTGAGACGCGCGTTCGTCTTGTAGCCCGAGATCAGAGCCTGAATCAGGCCCCCGATGAAGCCATGCCCAAAAAGATCCCCCGGAACATTGGAAAGGACACCGCCGACCGCCCCCTTCAGCCCCTCCCATTCCGTGGCGGGGAGGTTCTTGATCGCCTCCACCGCCTTCTTGAACATGCTCTTGTTCTCTTCGGCTTTCTGTATCGAAGCGCGCACGAGAGCGTCAGCGACCTGCGCGACGGAGAGAACGTAATCCGCCTTCTCCTGTGTCTCCTCCAGGGCAGCCATGTCCTTGCCCTGACCGCCCCCGAAAACCTTTTGGAGATCCACTCCGGTCAGGGCCTTCATCTCCTTGGCAACCTGACCGCCGTACTTGGACATGTCCTCCAGGCCACGGCCCGTGCTCGCAAACTGTGCTCGCGTATCTCGAAAGGCCTGCTGCACCTGGGGAGAAGCCGCAGCGATGGAAGCTGACGCCCCCGCCGCCTGCTGCTGTAGCGTCGTCGCGTCCTCTGCAACGGATCCCAGGACGGCGCGAACTGTGGAGCCAAAGTCCGTGAAAGCCCTCGAAGCCTCCGAGAGTTCGTTCTCGAACTCCCGGAGGTCGAAGCGCAGAACGTAATCTTTGGCAGTGAGTGGCACGCTACACGTCCTTCAGAACGATCTTGATTCGATCTTGCTGGACAGGAGTTTCGTCGGGAGGAGAGTCGGACACGAGCTTCACCGACATCAGATCCCCTGCTGGAGGTTGGAACTGCTGCATGAGGTCCCGACGGGCCTTACCGATGGTCCTCGCGGACTTCTGCTCCAGCGGATCCGCCTGATCCACGTCTTCCTTGGCCAGCACGAGGTTCTCCAGAAGAAGCTGGTTCGTCTTGCTGCCCCACGACATGAGCTTCTTCAACTCTTCCGGAGTGTTTCCGGATTCCGCGTCCCCCTGCATGAACTTCTCAAGCTCTTCAGGACTCATTTCCTCCGCGCCATCCTGAACCCCGGCACCGGACGCCATCTGGGAGCGAACTTCTTCCTGAGTCGCGAACTCCTGCCTCTTCTCCAGCAGCATCTTGACGAAGTCTTCTCTACCGGCAGCGATGAGGAAGGGCACATACTCCCCTCGCTCGGGCCTACGGAGAAGGTGCGTCTCGGAGTCCTCGATGGGCATCAGATCGATCCCCAAGGCCCGAGCCACGCGTCCCTCCACCACTTCGACCATCGCTTCCATCTCCTTGAACCGCTCCTCGTCCTGCTTGTTCATCGACCACAGTTCGAACGCCCACTGGGTATCGTTCATGTCCCGCAGCCGAGGATCTCCTACAGGCAAGTTCCTCCGAGTGAGGATCTTCGCCTTTACCTGGAGGCGGGAGACGAGCCTTCGCCAGACGGGGAAAGTTCGGTCCCACTGCTCTTCGTATCCTTCTCCGAACTCTCCCCAGAGGATTTTTTTATGGCACCCGACGCCTCCTCACGTCGGGCTTCGAGCTTCTGGTACTCCGCGTACAGGTCTTCCAGAGGCTCCGGGGGGAACTGCGACAGGAACTGCATCAGGTACTCCGCCGCGAAGTACTTCAGCGTGTACTTGCCCTTGCCCTCGATGACCGCCAGAGCCTGCCTCGTCGCCTCGGTGGCCTCCCACTCGGGGCGGAAGAACTCGGGCACGGGAACGCTGTTGATCTCGCGAATGCCGATGGCGAGCGTCGGGAGCCTCCAGGACGTGACCGTGGAGAGCTTCGTCCCCATGTTGATGAAGCCGTTGCGCCAGTTGCTCTCCTCCTCGTTGAGGAGGCACATCTTGAAGGTGAAGTTCTTGTAGGAGACGACGGTCTCCAACTGATCACCCCCCAGTTCACGGGAGAGGTCCATGAGAATCTGTCGCGGGTTCGGAACTGTCGGTGTCATGAGCTTTCGCTCCTTTCTCCCGCATCGCGGGGTTAAACCGACACACGGTTACATGGGACGTACCTTCTTGAAGTTCAAAGTCGCGTTGACCATCACGATTCTGTTTCCCTCGGCGGAAAGCTGGCGGCCAAGCTGGCTGAAGTAGCAGCCACTGTACCACAACTTCTCCACGGTGACATTAGCCGCGTCTCCGACCTTAATGCCCTCAAGCGGGTCTGCATTGGGCAGCCCCAGCCCGCCGAGGATGGAGCCCGCAGCTTGCCGACCATAGTCCGCGCCCCAGGTGGGCGTAAGACCCTGCTTCATGTTATCGTTCGCGTACTTTCCGAGAACAGGGATGTCCGCTATCCCGGGGATCCAGCTATCGTTCTTACTGCCCCCCATCGTGATCTTGACCCACTTCTCCTCGACGTCGATGGGATTCCACTGATCCGTCAGCATCCAGAAGGGCTTTGGCGTCCCCCAGACCTCCTCCATCTTGGAGGTGTAGAGATCGTAACGGCCCACCTGGATGGTGCAGTTGGACATGACCCCGGGAACCTGCTCGAAGATCTCTCCCGTCGTGGTCGCGCTGATCTCGTAGAATGGAGTCACGGCGCGAGACTGCGAAGAGCCCCACTGCTGGATCTGACCGATAGTCTGCCCGCCCACGCGGATGGAGACGGCATGACTGGTTCGGATTTGAGTCGCGGGAACCGGCATCGGATCCCTTGCTGCCGACTACATCGGCGTGATCTTGACGTAGCTCAACGTGGCATTGACCATCACGATGCGGTCGCCCTGGGCAGAGAGGTTGCGGCCAAGCTGCGAGAACCAGCACCCGTCATACGACAGCGTCTCGGAACCCCCCGGCCACGCCCACTTCTCGTAGACCTGGAAGGAGTTCAACTGATCCCCAATCATCTTGAGAAATCCGCCAGACCCACTGGGCCCGATGCGACCCCAGACCTCTTCCATCTTCGACTTGAAGAGATCATAGCGGGCCACCTGGATGGTCAGGCCGGACTCGTTTCCGGGGACGTTCTCGGTGACCTTCCCGCTCGTATCGGACTTGAGTTCGTAAGCGGGTGTGATGGTGCGTGACTGGTTCGGAGCCCAGGTCTGGATCTGCCCAACCGCGTGGGTGCCAATCATGATCGACACCGCATGACTGGTGCGGATATTGGTGTTCGGAACCGGCATTTTTCATCTCCTCCCTTCAGATCTCTACGCCGTCGGCGCGAAGAAGGGGTTGTCAACCGAGTACTCTCCGAAGAACCTCTTCGCCGGGTACTTCAAGTTGAACCAGTACTTGAAGTAGAACGTCCGGGGGTCCGTACTGCTCTGGTACACCTGGATGTCCGACGTCGCGTCGATGTCTCTCGGGAAGCCCGCCGAGTTGCGGTACGGTCCGATGGTCCCCGCGTTGATGTGGGCCAGGATGCCCAGCATGATCCACTTCTTCACGTCCGTGATGAAGTCCGAGAGGTCGTCCGGCACCACGCCCACCACGTTGCCCGAGAGCAGGGTGTCGATGGTGAGGGTGACCGCGTCCTTCTGAGCCGAAGCCGAGGGCTCTTCGAACTGGACGACCTTCGCGCCACCGGCCTCGGTGGTGAGGGGGTCGATGAGGACGAGGCGGCCAGCATCGAGCGTGACCACCGTGACGCCCTTGTCCGCCAGCGTGTACCGCTCACCGCGCAAGTAGGTCCCGAAGCCCTCGGTGTTGAAGCCCGTGACGAACTTGCCCATGAGCGTCGAGGACGGGCTCGGGAGGGCCGTGAACATGGCCGCGACGGCACCCGCGAGGTACGAGCCGTCGAGGTTCACGGTGACTTCCTGTCCCGTGTCCAGCGTCAGGGTGCGGGCCACATCGCCGGGGGCGACCAGCAGCAGGCGGCCACGACCGGGGGACGTGGTGCCCGGCTGGAGGGTGCGCGCCGAGCGGTAGACGAAGGTGTCCGGCGTGTCGGGATCGCCCACATCCGTGCCCCGCGCCATGCCGAACCAGCCACGCCTGTAGTGCTTCTCCAGGAGCGAGGACTGGTCCGAGACGTGCTGCATCGTGTAGACCGCCGTGTCGAGCGCGGTGTCGATGACCACGACCTCGGTGATGCCCGCCTTCTCCTTGCAGACGTCGATGGCGTGCTTGATCTGCGTCTGGGTCGGAGTGCCGGGAGTCGTGGAGTCGTTGATCTGCACGAGCCAGATGCTGTTCGCCTGATTCTCGAAGGCGATCTCACCCGCGATGCAGAGCTTGTTCGTGGTGTAGTTCTCCAGGGTGAGTTGCGTCGTGTACTCGTAGAGCGCGTCGGGATCGAACACGCGCCACGCGGTTTCGTAGTCCGTCGCGGGCCGCGTGTAATCGTAGGTGACGAAGTACGTGACACCGAACGAAGGCCGCGTCCCCACGCCGTACACGGTGTACGGAAGCGTGATTGTCCCGAAGATCGTTGCGAAGGCGCTCGCCGCCACGTTGAGGAACTCGATCCTCGTCGCAGTGCCCACCTCGACCGGGTAGTTGTCGAAAGAGTTGAGGGGCTGGAGGATGACCGCGCCGCTGGGGGCCGAAGCCGTGAAGGCGTAGGCCGGTCCGTAGAGCGGAGAGGTGTTCAGATAGGCGTTGATGTCCGCCGCGACGGTCGCGGCGGAAACCGCCGGACCATTCGTGAGCGGGATGTTGACGAAGCCCCTGCCGTTGATGTTCACTCGGAGAACGTCGTTCGCGGGTCCGATGGCGAAGCCCGTCGCCGCCGAACCTGTGACGCTGAGAGGCGCGAGAATTCCGAGCGCCGCGAGCGTTCCCGCAGGAGAGGGGGCCGTGAAGGCGAGGGTGGAGAGGATGCCCGTGGTCGGAGAGGTCACCGTGAAGTCGCCCGCCAGATTGGCCACTGTCGAACCCGGCCAAGCGATGTTGATGATGTTCCGCACCTCGATGTTCGAGACCGCCGTGATGTCCTGCACGTTGCCGCCGCCCGAGTAGATGCCCGGCGTCTGCCCGATGAGCGCCGCGAGATCGAACCCCGGAGGGCCCGCGATGATCTGGACCTTGGAGCCGAGACCTCTCTTGTCGGAACGGATGTCCACGCTGACACCGGCACCGATCACGATGGCAGAGCCGCCGAACACGGAGCCGTTGATCAGGTTGGCGACGTCGTAGGCCGATGTCTCAGCGCCCAGCGTGGTCACGGTCTGCGGGAGACCACCATCGATCACGATGTCCATGCTCAGTCCGGGAGCGAGGGGGCCGATGGGGAACGGCGGGGCCACGCCAACGGATACGGCCGCCGTCGCAAGGAACGTAACCGCCGCAGGACCGCCGCCATCGACGTCGAGGTTGAACGTCGCGCCCGGGGTCAGGAAGTACGGACCAACTCCGCCCGTCTTGACAGCCGGAAGGGCGACACCGCTGCCGAGGATGCCCGTGATCGAGGCATTCGCCCAGGTGCCGAAGCCGGGACCCCACTCGATCTCGTTGGGCGGAGCGACGGACTTCCGGTAGTCCGCGTCCTTCGTGTAGGTCGTGCCCCCGGGGTACGCGCCCACGTTGACGATCTTGGAGAGCGGTGTCGAGGTGGAGGCGTTCGCCAGCACGTCGAGGGTGAGGTCCACCGAGAGGTAGTCCAGCTTGTAGGTCGCGGCCGAGGAGAAGGCCTCGTCGCGGATCTGGATCCGCGTCTGCGCCTGCACACCCGCCGTCGGGGACGGAGACCAGAACCCGCCGGAGATGGCGGCAGCGCCGTCGCCGCCCAGGGAACGCAGCACCTTGACGTCGGACGCCGAGGTCGTGTCCACCGAGGTCAGGGTCAGGGTGTCGTCCGCGAGGGTGGTCGTGGAGGTCGAAGCAGTCGCCGCATAGCTCGCTCCGTAGTTCGGAGACGCCGCGAGGGCCGCGTTGATCTGGTTCGCAATCGAGCCCGCGAGCGAAGCGGGACCGAGCGGGGTTGCCCCGGCAGGGAACGTGATCGTGAGAGGGGCCCGCCCGTCCAGGGAGACGGTGAACTTGTCGTTTCCTCCACCGACGATGACGACGGGCAGAATCAGAACCGCCGAGCCCACCAGGGCCGCCGAGAGGATCGACCAATCCCCGATCCCCAGCGCGTTGTCGTTCATGTAGAGGGTCGCGTTGTTGCGGTTCCTGTCCGCCGTGTTCACCAGGGTCGCGGTGTGCGGGCTGGAAGGAGCAACCGTCAGGGTCTCGTTGTAGATCTTGCCCCTGACCACGCCCTCGTTCCGCGACCTGCGGGTACGGGGGGCGATTGCCACATAGGCGGCAATCCGCTCCGAAGAGACGGAAACTGCGCCGGGGGCAATCACTTCCTGGATGTAAACGCCGGGATCGACGTACCGCGAAATGTTGATGGTCATGGACAGACCTCCTCTGCTCCAGACGATTATACCGAGGTTCGCGTCGGGTTCTTAAAGCAGGAAGACGAGATCAGCGACCGAGGGTCAAGTAGTTCACTCCGAAGTAATCCCCGGAGGGTAGGGCCTCGTTATACTTCACGTCCGGGGACTGAAGCCAAGTCGCGTCACCCCTGTCCACAGGGCGGTTGATGAAGTCCACGGAGATGACCGGAACCGAACCTCGAATGGAGTAGATCTTCTGCTTCTGCTCGCCGCCCGCCCGGTCTGTGACGTACTCCCCCGCCCAGGAGAACTCGCCTTTCATGATGATCTGGAACCATTCCTCGGGGCTGAGACCCTCCTCGAAGTAGGACCGACCGAGGAACTGGAAATAGTGCCGCTCCATGTAGAACGTGAAGAAGGCGTACACGAGGTCGGCAAGCTCGGTACGCACGTTCAGATCGTCCGCCACCACGTCGATGTTGATGACGGTCTCCCCGGCGATCCACATCCGCTTCTGCGGCGGGGTGCTCAGGTCGATGTAGGTCGCCTTCTGGCCCACCACGAGCCCCAGGGCCTCCAGGCACGCGGGAGTGCCGCCGATGACCTCCAGGCTGTTGGGTACGCCCTGGGCGCAGGGACCGCCTGCCACGACCCGCAGGAGCCCGTCCGAGGTCACCAGGGCGCGGGTGTAGAGGGCTTGCATGTTCCAAGCAGCAGCCACGTCATCCGTGGTCGCGTTGTGAATGTCGCTGAAGATGACGGGAGCGAACAGGATGGTCGAGATGGCCTCCGGCTGCGCCGTCCCCAAGGGAGTCGTCTTGACCTGGATAGTCCAGCCGTCCTGGAGGTCGAAGGGGCCCGCGTTCGCGGCCTTGACGCTCGGAGGTGCCTGACCCATGACCGACAGGTTGTGCCCCAAGCCTAGCCGCTTCTCCCGCAGCGATGCGGAAGTGATGGCGACCATGGGGAAGCGATCCGGCGTGTCTCCGTAGCTCTGGATCAGGTTCATCACTGACTCCATGGACTTCTCCACGGAGCCCACGCCCATGTGGGCAAATTTCTGGATATTGATGAGTTCTCCCGCCTTTGCTCGCATATCCGAAGATCGGAGATAAAAGAAGCGCCGAAGTTCAGATGCAAAAGCGTCCTTCGCGGTCTCGATCAACTGCCCAAAGCGTGGAGGATCGTTAGGATCAAAAGGCTCCGTAGCTTGGTACGAACGCGGGCCGGTAAAAGTATTCTCAACCATTTCAACACACGGCGCTAACGCTGCCTGAATGAGAAAAAATCGCGCCGTCCTCCTCTTTTTTGTTGATATCTTCCAAGTTATATGAAAGAATTTTCATATGAGACGCAACATCACCCTCATGCTTGAGCCCACGGAAAGACAGGTCTCGCTCCTCCAGGAAACAGACAGATTGTTTACCGAAGTTTTTAATATCATCTGTAAGGGGGGGTGGGAACATTCGGATAAAAACGGAGTACACCTGCACCACGAGTTCTACTACCCGCTTCGCGAAAAATATCCAAATCTTCCCAGCGATCTCCACATCCAGGCACGAATGCGCGCCACAGAAGCCATACAAAAAGGGCTGACATTGAAGAAGAAGGGAGCGCGCACCTCCCTGCCACAGTCGGCCTTCTGCCCCCCTAGATACACAGCAAACACCTACAAAATAGACTGGGAGGCCAGGGTAGTCCGCATATCCTCGGTTGAAGGTAGACAAACAATCAGATTTCGAATAAGCCCTCACGCGGAAAAATTCATTCAATACCAGATACACACAGCAGAGTTGATTCCCCTGCGGGGTTCCTGGACATTGCATGTTACGGTATCGACGACCGCTCCTCAAATTTCTCACAAAAGTGACGTCGTTGGCGCGGACTTGGGTCTTGCACAGCCCGCCGTCACTTCGAACAACCTGTTCCTGGGGAAGAAGTCCTGGAAGGACAGGGAGAACCGGATCTTCAAGCTGAAGAGAGCGCTTCAGTCCCGAGGGACCAAGAGCGCCAAGAGGCACCTCAAAAAGATCTGCAAGACCCAGGCGCGGTTCCGCCGAGATTGCGATCACGTTCTTTCGAAGAAGATCGTTCAGGCGGTTCCTGCCGGTGGAACCATTGTCCTGGAAAACCTGACCGGCATTCAAAAGAGCGTAAAGAGGAGGAAAAAAACAAAAGAAAAAAGAAACCTGCACAGTTGGTCGTTCGCACAGATCCGAAGATTCATAGAGTACAAAGCCGAGGAACGGGGTTGTATGGTGGTCGGGATTGATCCCAGACACACCTCGCAACAGTGCTCTCGCTGTGGACACACAGCGAAGAACAACCGCCGTTCCCGCGCAGTTTTCAGGTGTCGTGCGTGCGGGTTCACCTTGCACGCGGACTTGAACGCTGCGCGAAACATCGCGGCAAAGTACCGTGCTCAAGTCGGCATGCCTGACTTGGGCGGGCAGCCTGTCAACCTGCCTATCGTGGGAGTGGATGAACTCGTTCATTCAGCTACCTGCAAGCCGCCTGATTCGTCAGGATGCTGTTGACGACCGTTTCCATTACAAAGATCTACCACGCCAATCCCGGACGGTAGAAGTCCTCTCCCAGGTACTCGTCAATGTCCTTCGTGTCCAACGTGTTCTCGGCGGGAACCACCCCCTCGACGATCACATCCTCAGGATTCGGGACAACGATCACCGTGCTACGACCCGCAGGATGAACCTCGGCCTTCTCAGCGGAAACGGTTCCGTACAGAATGCCCCCGCCGGGGGAAGCGTAAGACATGGCGTCATAGGGGTGATCGTAGAAGTAGATCCCCGGTCCGTACACACCGTCTTCGGAAGATCGCAAATCCTGCGCGCCTCGCGCGCCAACTCCGCGAAACACACGCAAAAGACCTGCCCGAAGACGCCGAGACACCCTCCGCGCCGCCGCCCCTCGCGTCTTGTCAAGATGCTCTTTCAAGGCAGCGCCCTCGTCGGTCAGCATGCCCCAGTCCAGTTGAGAGTAGTCGATTTCCTCCTTGCGGAGAAGTTCCTGAATCAGCGCCGCCGCGACACCCTTGCTCCGGTACTCTGGGAGGACCTCGATCATCTTGATGCTGTACTCGCCTCGCCAGTACGTGTAGTTCACGTAGCCCAGCCCCGCGCCAGCAGAGTCGCGGGCGACGATCCACATATCCATCTGGTCGCCGTTCGCGTCACTGCCCGACTCGAAGCTGAGAGGCAGCGCCTGCGCGACTCGCCGCACCGCCGCGTCTGTGAGCCCGAGCTTCATTCCTCTTCCTCGAAGCCCTCAAAGCCAGGAGGAAGCCGCCGGAAGGGGTGCTCATCGCGGAAAGGTTGCTTTGCGGGGACATCCTTTCGCGGAGGACGATCACCCTTGAACTTTTGCGAAGGATCAGCCTCGACAAAAGGTTCATCGTCCTCTACCACTTCTAGGGTATCCTCGTTCACACTCTGCGGGCCAAGACGAACCCACTGAGCGATTCGCTGAAAGCCTTTGTCGCCAATGCCAAATTTTCGCATCTTGAGTCTCCTACCACACCAAGGACAGCGGGCCCACGGGGTCCACGATCCGAATCTGGAACGTCTGCGACACCAGGATGAAACCGAACGGGTCGCTGTTCTGCCACTGCACCGACAGGTAGCGGTTCCCGATGCGGGCCCCATCCATGATCTCGATGAAGGTGTCCGGACCCTTGATGAGTTCCTGCTGGCTCCCGTAGGCGATGCTGGGATCGAAGAAGGCCAGCCCCGCCGTCCAGAAGGAGAGCCCCTCCTCCATCGGAATGTCGCCGTACTCGTACTTGCGCTGTCGCGTCTGCGGCGGCCCGCGCATGACGAGCAGCCACGGGCCCATCCGGTAGAAGTTGCCCTCGGGGCGGGTCAGCGGGATGGTCGCGTAGCGCGCTCGGACGATTTCGAAGTAAGGGCTCAAGGCCTCCGGCTCATCCCGGCGAAGCGTTGCCTTGAAGCGGATGACCCCCGACGCGGGGTTCGCCGTCGTGAGGTCCGCGATGTCCCGCCAAGTCTCGCCGGAGTCGAGCGAGTACTCGACCGTCACCGAGGTCATCGGCTCATCGAGCAGGAAGAACTTGGCCTGGGCCTCCCACGCGGAGCCGAGCACGGTCCGGCTGAAGGGCTTGTCGCCGCTCTCGATGGTGCCCACGATCTTGCCGTCCTCCAGCACCATCTTCGCACTCCGGAACTCGGACTTCTTCACACCCTTCAAGGTCACGTCGGGATCGAACCCCGTCATCCAGAGGGTGTTGTAGCCGAACTTCAGGTAGCCGGGGACATAGCTGACACCGTGGCACGCCCCGCACTTGCGGTCCGCCTGCTGGTTGGACTCCTTGTAGCAGGCGCAGCGCGTCCCGCTCACCGCGCCCTGCCAGAACGCGGCGCGAATCGACCCCATGAGGATCTGATCGGTCAGAAGGGCGCGCTCCTTGGCAAGCTGTTGGTCCGCAAAGACCTTGGCGTAGCCGTCCCCGCCCCAGTACCCGACCGCCATGTGGTTGCCGGGGACCTTGCAGCCGATGTCTGGGCTCTTGAAGCCGCAGCCGCCGTTGTTGGTGTCGTCTGCCATGCCCGTTCTAATCCCTGCGATTCAGAAGCTCTTCGACAAGCTCTTCGAGAGTTTTCTCACCGTCGCCTTTGCCATACTCTCGAATCAGGCGCTGCCAGCGCGCAGGATCGAGAAAATTGGCAAATTGACGGTTGCCTTTTCGATTCTCGTCGAACAGATCAACCTTGATCTCCTCGGTGGTCATGCGGCCACCTGCGCGTCCTCAGCAAGAACAGCCGTGTAGAGAGCGCGGAGGGTCTGCGGAGTGAGAAGCTGGTGCGAGAAGAAGGGCGTCCTCGCGTCCCGCGACTTCTTCTCCTGATTCTCGAACCACCACATCGGCTGAAGGTTCGTGAAGTGGCAGGCGGCCTTCAACTGCTCAGGATCTGTTAGGTCGAAAGCAGCGAGAGGAACGACGTGGTCGATGTGCCAGCCCTTCGAGGTGTGGTTCGCCCAGGTCATCTCCTCCCCTGTGAGAGGGTGCGGGTAGAACTGGGCCTCCAGGTATTCACGAAGCTGCTCCACAGAACAGCCGAGATCACGAACGGCGGAGCCGGAGCGAACCTCGCCGCGAACGGCTTTCGAAAGGCGGGTGCGAAGAACGCGGCAAACATGTGCGTTCGGATCTGTGCGCCCCTTCTCGCGCGCGTACTCATTCCTGCGCTGCGTGTACGGCTTCTTCTCGCGCGGCATACGAACCGGAACAGGCTTCTGTGGGGCGCTTGCCCGCTTCTCGGCGCGAAGACGCCGAGCCTCGGCAGTATTGTAGTCCGGATGCGCGGCACGCCATTCGGCCTGTTTTTGACGCGCGTATTCTTGGTTTTTCTCTCGCCACGCCTTGTTCCGTGCGGCAATCTGCTCCCTGCGTATCGCGCAACCTGCGCGCTGCTGAAGAAGAATCTTCTCTCGGTTCTTCTTGTAGTTCTCCGCACGACGACGCGCGTACTCCTCTTCACCAAGAGACTCCCTCCATTTCCTAGCGCCTTCTGCATTCCTGAAAGACAACTCCTCGTCGCTAAGTTTTGGAGGACGCCGTGACCTGTCCGCGTTGTTCTTGAGATAGAGGCGGCGAGCCTTCTTCCTCCTGCACTCCTTGCAGATAGAAGAGATCCCGTTATGTCCGCGAGGATGCTTGTCGAAATCTGTAGCAGGGTCTTTTTCCTGCTTGCATTTCGTACAAGTCTTTATGTCCTTCGTGCCCATGATCACATCAGCCCGGAGAAGTTCCTCCGGCCCATAGATTACGAAAAAGTGAACCATTTGGGGCACTTGCGAGCAGCATACTAAAGGCCATGTCGAGCCTCACCTCGGCACCGAGCGTCCCGCTGTTCACAAAATGCCTCTTGAAGTTCGGGATGGCCGCATCCAGTTCCTGCTTGAGGTGCGACAGGTACGCAGCCAGAGGATTCGCGTGCTGAAGAACGAAGGAGTGGCCCTGATCCGAGAACTGCGGGACATCGGTATCCACGGCGAACAGAAGCTGACTCGTCACTCCCTCGTAGATCGCCGACTTGATCAAGATGTCCGAAAACATCTCGATGGGGAAGGCGTCGAGATTGACGAACGTCGGATAGGGCTGCGCTTGGTTGATGAGGCTCAAACCAAGCTCCAGGTACAGGATGAGCATCCCGTCGGTGTAGCCGAGGAAGCACATCTTCTGGGGCCAGTTAGGCTTCACAACCTTGTCGAGCATCAGCCGCAGACGCGGCAAGAGCGACAAGACTCGTGGAGAAATGATCTCCATGACCTGGGTCCGGTAGACGTCCTCGGAGGACTCGTTCTGGCGGGAGTGCCAGTTGAACAGGTACGTCCCAGGGCACGCGGTCTCGTGCCCTTCACCCCAGGTGAGGTCGTAGAGCCCAGTGCCCCTGTGGGTGATGCGGGGGTTCACCGGGGGAGGATCCGGAAAGAAGGCCTCGGTGTAGATGGGGTAGCCCCCGACGTTCGTCACCTGGAGGTCGAACTCCCCGCGCGCGGAGCCGTCGGCAGCCTGGGTGGCGTCGATGTCCACGAGACTGCCCGACTCGTCACGAAGCTCGACGTTGACCCGGCGCTTGCCCCCCATGCGGGCAAGCTCGATCATGTTCGCCACCGAGGGCTGTTCTGTACCGGGCTGGATGATCATGCGTCAGTCTCCGAGGAACAGCGCGTACCCCTTCACGTCGAGGATGCCCGCCGTGATCTCCAGGCCGGTGATGCCCTGGCCCTTCAGAATGACGTAGCCGTCCTTCGCCAGGGTGAAGACCTGGGACCCGCCGTTCAGCTTGTAGGTGCAGTCGTTGTCTGCACCGAGGTACACGAACGCGGCGCTCGACACGGTCCCGAGATCGAGGGCCTTGGTCGCCCCGGCCAGGATCTTGAACTCGTGCTCGGCCTTCTCGTTGTAGTCCACCAGCGAGCCCGCCGCCGACGTAGCCGGGGTCACCAAAGGCGTCCCGATGAGCACCGGAGTCGTGGAACCTCCGGGGCTGTTCGGGAACGTCATCTTGCCTGTCACGCTGAGTTGTGCCGACATGTTCAGCCCTTTCCGTCATCCGACCCGCCACTCATGAGGCGGTCGGCGTTCACCAGATGTTCAAGGTCTCTGTGAGCAACCGCGAGCATGAAGTTCGCGGCGCGAATCTGCGCGTTCAAGGAGCGGATCCGACTCAGAAGGATGACCACGCCAGAGTCCGTAGAGGCGTGCACCTCGGCCTTGAGATTGCCGCACTGGGCCTCCAGCTTCGCGATCATGTACTGGCACCTGATGACCTCGACGCGCTTGTTCTGCACGAGGATCTTCAGGTCCGTGGTGCCGGGGAACAGGGCGTAAAAAACAACGAGGGACGCAACAGCGAGCCCCCAACGAAGCCAGCCCCATTCCCGCCGGAACCGCTCCAGGATCTTGCGCCACCTCGTCACGGAGTCACCTCCGGGGGAGGAGGTGGAATCGTGGGCACGGGCTTCTTCATCGCCTCCACGGCTTCCACAGAACCGAAGGTCGTGGTGACCATCTTGTAGATGAGAGGCGAGACGGTCCCGAGACCGCCGCCGATGAAGATCCGCTCACGGATGGTCTCGATGCCGGGGAGCAGCAGCCCGCCCACCATGCCGAGCACGACAGGCACGAAAGGCATGAGCCTGATGCCCAGGCTGTGCCGCTGGAAGAACGGGGCGAGCGCGAGCTTGAGAGCCTGCGTGATGCCCGCAATGATGAGCGGCAGGCCGACGTAGGGCCCGTACTCTTTCAGAAGGCCGAAGAACTCTTCCATGACGCCCTCCTAGAGTTGGGAATCCGCAGTCTCCCGGGACTCGAAGATGACGGCCGCGCTCAGGGGAACGATCCCCGCCGAGTTGTCGATCTCGACCACGATGGGGAAACCGGCGTAGGGCATCTGCGGGGGAGGAACGGCCTTGACCGCGTTCGACGGGAAGATGGAGGCGTCCGCGTAGATCATCTTCACGACCTCCGAACCCGCAGGGATGCTGTTGTTCCCTTGGGAGACGCCGCCGAGGTGATTCGACTTGAAGGCCTCCCCCTCCCAGCCTCCTCCGTAGAGGACCGCCCACTTGATCGCAGTGGCGGTCACCAAGCCCTCGCTGTTGATCCAGATGTAGAGATCGCGGAAGGGGTCGCGCCCTGGGTTGTCCCAGACGCGCAGCTTCTGCCCTGCGGGAAGGTTGAAACGCCGAATCGTTTGTCGCGGTTGTCCCATGGCTACCTCCGGATAGACGGGTCCATCTCAGGATAGAATACCACGGGTAGATGTCGAAAACCTAAAGACGAATGGGGATCTCAGCCCTCTGCGCCGGTCGTGCGGGACTCCAGTTGCTTCTGAGCGAACTGCTTGATGGTCTTGTAGTAGCCGTGGCCCAGGAGGTATTCCAGATCCGCCGTGGTGAGATTGAGGCCCTTCAGTTCGTCCAGCATCTCGCGAGCCGGGATGCGATCCTTCTCGTCCACGTCGTCGCCCACGCTGGCGCACAGGCCCGCCACGCGCGCTGTGAGGCGCTCCTCGGGGCTCTGGGGCTCGGCCTTGCGCTCGTCGGCAAGCTGCTCCAGGGTCTTGCGAGGAGCCGCAGGTTCCGCCTGCCTGTTCTGGAGAGCGAACTGCTTGCGCTCGGCCTCATCCATGGCGTCCGCCGTCGTGATGCCCGCCTCCTTCGCCTTGCTGTCGTAGTAGGCGATGAACTCCTCCTCGGAGAGGAGCGTGAGCGCGGGCGGGCGGCGATTGACGAGCCGCCGCAGGTCCATGGAGTTCTTGATCGCGAGGAAGGGGACGCGCTGCGACAGGTTGATGGGGTCCTTCCCACGCGGCAGGATGAGCGGCTCGATGCGCCCGGGGGCGATCTCGAACTGGAGCGCCACCTGCCCCTGGCTCGTGTTCTGGACGAAGACCTCGCGCTCCTCGCGGAAATACTCGGTGAAGTTCGTGATGATGCTCGTAGTCATGACTCTGTCCTCCTTGGGGTCGTGCCCCAGTTTGATAGCGAAAGGCTCCGTGCTTACGACACGAGCCTTTCCGGCCTTGCACAGCTTTCGTGCCCTGGCGGGGTGTGTGTAGGAGAGAACAGAATCGTCCGAGCCCAGAACAGGAACCCGGTCGTCATCTCTCGTGTCCACGGTTTTGCTCTCCGTGCCAGGGTCTTAACCCGCCTCCCGCCGTAGCGGGGTTAGAGAACTCGAAGCGGATCAGGCCCCGGTGTCGCAGGCACCGGGGCCATCACCTACGCAGTTGCTACTTCGAGCCCTTCGCGCACGCCCTCGCGTTCGCGATTCCGAAGCCGATCATCTCGATGAAGGCCCAGCCCTTCACCGTCTCCTGGAGGACGTACTTGTTGTACGGCTCGCTGAAGAGTTCGATCCGGATGCCCATCTCGCCCATGTAGTCCGCGCCCGTCGTGGCGTAGAACGTACCGGCCGGGATGACCTCCTCGACGCCCGTACCGGCCGCCGTGAGGATCTGCGCGTTCAGGATGTTGCCGATGTAGCCCGCGAGCAGGAGTTCGCGCTCGGTCACCGGATCCACCAGGGTGCTCATGGTGGTCACGATGTCCGAAAGCTCGGCGCGGCTGATGAGGAAGTTCTCGACCATGAGCCGGTGGCGCTCGACCTGATAGCGCACGGACTCGAAGGCCACGATGCCCAGCGAGCCGAACGTGGTGACCGAGTTGACGGCCTGAGCCGCCTCGTCGATCAGCGCGATGCCCGCCTTGTCCTCCTGGAGTTCGATCTCCTGCCGCGCGGTGTCCTGAGCCCTGTCGAGCACATCGAAGTTCATCTGGTAGATGTCCTGGATGTCGATGCTCGGGAAGCTCGTCACCTTCCACTCGGGCGGGGTGATCCACTTCGTCTTGATGCGGCTCTCCGGGGTCTGGCCGTCCTGGCCCACGACGAACGCCGTCGAACGGACGTCCACGGGGATGCGGAAGAGTTCCGCCTGCGCGAGCTTCCGCACGCGGTACACCTTGCGGGCGAAGCCCTCGTAGTCGAGGATGACCTTGATCGGCAGAGCGAGTTCCTGGCCGACGATGTGGAAGCCCTGTCCGGTCGGATCCGTCAGCGCCGCCGCGAGGATGTCGCGCTTCGCGTCCTTCGAGATCTTCGACTCGGTGTCGGGCCGGTAGAAGGAGAGCGCCGAGGCGTTCTTCTTCGTCACCTCGTTGAGGAGGTGGTGGATCTGCACCATCGCATCGCGCTTGTCGATGGCGTTGACCTGACCGGCCTTGTCGAACATGCGGCGGTCCGTGCGGGAAGCCGTCGCGGTGCGGCTCGACGGGGTGTCGTACCGCTGCGGGTTGAAGGAGCCGCCGCCCTCGAAGAGGCGCTCGTCGCGCTTCGAGGCGAAGGTGCTCCTGGGACGGGCCGCCACGGGGCGGGGCGTCCTGGTGTTGTCGGTGTTGTCCTCGGCCCTGCTGGCAGTCCGCGTGGAGACGGGCCGACGGTCCTGAGCGATGCGCTTGTAGGGGTTCGTCGTTTTCATGATGTTGCCCTCCTCCTAGCTGACCATACCGCCGACGTAGCGGATCCCCAGGAAGGGATCGTCCGCCGTCGGGGGCTGGAAGACCTTGCCGATGAATGCCCCGCCGCCGCCCTTGGTCACGAGACCGTCGAGAGCGTTGGCGTGCAGCCCTGCGTTCAGGGTGTCGTTGACCGCGTAGGCCTGCGTCGGATCGAACTGCGTCGTCCAGATGAACGACCAGTCATTGATCACGGTCACCTTCCCACCCTGGATGTCCACGTCGTTGATGAAGTTCCAGAAGTTGCGCCCCTCGAACTTCAACTCCTGCTCCGTGACCTGATACTGATAGGTCACGAGCACGATCTGGCCATCCGCGATCAGACCGCCACCGATGCGCTGGATCTGACCGTTGATGTAGTTCATGTTGAAGTCGGCCGCCTCGGTGTACGGTGCGCCTGCGAGGCTCGTCACCTTCGCGCCGCCCGTCACACCGGGGGTGAAGAGGCCCGCGTGCTTCAGGTTGTGGAATCCCACGCCGGTCAGTTGCACGCGCTCGTCCACGATGGCGGCGAAGAGCGTGTTGGCCTTCGTGTACTTGGCGAATCCGAAGGGCTGCGCGCCGTCACACACCACGACTTCCTGGGCCGCGTTCAGCGACACCAGCATTCCTGCGCGGAATGTCGTCGTGGGGTTGGCCACGTAGATCCCCAGGTTTCGCCCTACCTGGGAGCGCATCAGGTCGATTCCGATTGCTCGGGTCGAAACCCTGAAGGCTTCCACTCTCGGGTTGAACATGGTGTTCCTCCGTTACCTTCCGTCCTCGTGCTGCCTCAGCCTTGAATCCTGCCGATCCTGCGACCCAGCAGGGTGCTTCCGCCGAGAGCCTCGCGAAGACCACCGTTGTTGTTGGGGCTGGAAGCGGGTGCCCCGTTACCTTTCGTGCTGAAGTTCCCTTCGGCAGCCTCGCGCCGAACACTGGCGCTGCGCTGCTGGCGGGGAGACCCAGCGGACCTTGCCACTGCGGGACCGACGCTCACGGGCACGGGAGCCAGACTCTTCAGATCGGCCTCCACGTCCGTGAGATAGCGGTCGTCCTTCTCCAGAAGATCGGCTGCCTTTTCGAGCAGCCGATTGATGAACGCGGTGTGACCCTCCGACGCGATGAGTTCGATGAGTTCCACGGCCGTGCTCTCGTCCATGCTCGCGAACTTCTCGCCGTTCGAGAACACGACGTTCTCCGAGGTGAGAACGTCCATGGCCGCCGACTTGATCGGATGCTCGTCGTGGTTGAGGAGCATCCGGGTCGCCGCGATGCGCGCGGCACGGACGAAGCGGCGAACGAACGCCTCCTTCTCCGCCGCGACACGCTGGGCGGCCCGGTTCTTGTAGAGCACGCTGAGGTTCGCGGAAGCCTCAGTCCTGATGACGTCCGCCTGATCGTCGATGACCGATCCCGGCTTCGCCTTCGGATCCTCTTCGGCCACGTCCGCCGCGCCCTTGCCGGAGTCGTTCTCGGCCTTGTCGGGCTTCTCCTGGGTCACCGTGTCGTTGCCGTCGAGGACCGTGAGGCCCTGCTTCTGCTTCGCCAGAAAGCGCGCCCGCGCCTTCTTGAGCGCCTCTGCCCTGCGCTTCGCGATCACGTCGGTCTTGACGTTCTTCGCGCTGTCGTCCGGCTTCTCCTGGGTCACGGTATCGACGTCATCCTGCGAAGTGCCCGGCTTGTCCTTGCGCTCCTGGACGCTCACGTCCTCCGCGTCCTCGGTGACACCCTTCGTCTCGGGCGGAATGTCCTTGTCCCGGTTGACGGTCGTGATGTCGTCATCGACTCCCGCCGTCTTCAGGAGATCCGCCTTGCAGTACGCGGCGGCGGCCTTGAGCCCCTGGTAGACCGCGATGCCGTAGATCTTGTTGGCGAGCCGCTGAAGGACCATCAGGTCCCTCCGGTACTCGGGAGAGGGCTGGGCGTAGAAGATCGGACCGTGATCCGCGTGCGCCACGACCAGATTCCGTCCGGGGGTGATGCGAACGCTGATCTTCTTGGCCCGCACTCCCTGCTCCATCCCCATCGTCATGTCGCTCGCCTCCTCGATGCCCATCTCTTCCGAAGACGGGGTCTTCACCTTCTCGCGCGTCTCCTGGAGCCCGCCGATGCCTTTCTTCTCCTCCTGCTCCTTGGCGCGGCGAAGAACGGCGCTGCGGGCCTCCTTCATCTCGTCCTTGTCCCCGAACGGAGGAGCCTCCTTGCCCTCGGGCATATCCGCAGGTCCCCCCTTCGGCATCTCGGGCTTCCCGGACATGAACGGCGGCTTGCCGCCCTTGTCGGGGCCCTTGCCACCGAACGGCGGCTTGCCGCCCTTGTCTTCGTCCTTGCCGAACGGCGGCTTCTTGTCCTTGGCCTTGTCCGCCTCGTCCTCGATTCCCTTGGGGGGCTCGTGCTCGGCCTTCTCCTCCTCGGGAGACTCGGACTTCTCGTGCTCCTCGGACTCGCCTTCCTCGGGCTCCTTGGTCTCGCCCTTCTCGGACGGAGGAGCCTTCTTCGGCTTCTCGCCGCCCTCGTCCTTCTCGCCTTCCAGGAGGTCGTGCTCCTTCAGGAAGCTGACCACGACCTCGTAGGCCGCGTCGGCGTCAGGAGCAGCGCGAAGCTCGTCCAGGACCATCTCGAAGCCCTCGGGAGCCTTCGCGGCGCTCCGGTTGCGAAGAGACTTCTCGATGAGATCCCGCGTCTCCGCCTCGATGCGAGACTTGTCCTGTCGGGAGAGGGAGATCTTCCCCGCCGCGTGGAGATCGGACACGGTCTGGAAAAGCTGAATGCGCTTGGCACGGTCGGCAAGGCTCGTCGCCATGTTCAGTCTCCTCTATGCGCTCCGCAGAGCGTCATCGATCAGCCCCGCGAGAGCCTCGGGGATCTCACGGGGATGCTTCGCCACGAACGACACGATCTCGTTGATTTCAGATGCGGAGAACCTCCGACCGGAGGCTACCCGCAGCAGACCTTCCTGAACACTGGCGTCCTTGTCTGCGGGATCGTCCACCGCGCTCAACTCCGCGAAGATGGTCCCGTTGCACCACTCGAACGCGCGGCGCGAGCCGCCACCGTCGAGCGGGTAGGCCACCTTGGCGAGCTTGCCGCGAACGTGATCGCAGAACTGGAACGTGGTCGTCGCGACCTTCCCGCAGATCGAGCACTCGGTCGATTCCACATCGCAGCCCATCGAGAACTTGGAAACCGATCCGTTCCTGTACGCTTCCGCCAGGAAAGGATCCTTCGTCGTATCCATCGCGATCAGGGTCTCGACGAACTCGTCCCGATCCGTGTCGATGCCGGTGGCTTCCCGGATGGCTTCCTTCACGAGGTCGCTGGCCGGGTTCGCATCGTTGTAGTGGGCGTCCAGGATCACGCCTCGCGAGAGCGCGTAGTTCTGGGCGTTGTGGTTGACGAAATGGGGCTTCAGCAGGTAGGTCGCGTAGACTCGGTTGCCGACACGGGGATCGAATCGGAGAAGCTCGTTCCTCCTCCAGCCGTCCATGTTCTCGTTCGGCCTGTCCGCGCTGTTGGCCCTGACGGGGATGAGCAGGTAGTCTTCCGGGTTTCGCGAAATGCGGTAGGCGTCCGCCACCGAGTCCAAGGCGGCCTCGATGTCGATCACCCCACTCTTGTCCATGTAGTAGGACGCGAAACGCCCGGTAGCGACCTTGTTCCAGTCGCCATCTCTCCGGACTCCCAGAACCTCGACTCGTGCTGTCTTCAAAAATCCCATCGTCTCGACAAAGATCTCCCTCTTGTCTTAGACGATATTATAACCTCAAGAACTGTCGGGATTTTTAAGAGGATTACACTTTACGGAATCAGGCGAAGATCTCTCGTACAACCGCGTCAACATTGGCTTCCGTGGAGATGATCTCCCCGGAAATACCCCTGGACCAATGTCCAGTACACAGGTGATCCACGATTAAATCGACCCAGTCGTAATCCTGTGGCCCTGCTGTCACCGCCCGCAGGACGTCGCCTTCCCGGGAAAAGCGCACCTGCATCTTCTCGACCTCGGAGTTGAAGGCCCGCAGGAGAGAGGTCAATCGTGATCGGCAGTAGAAAGACCCGTCGCGATGATCGTGAAACACGACCGCGACGGGAGTCTCCCCCTGCTGGATGGAGCAGTACCTCATCTCGGCTTTTTATCCGATTTGGAGGGGGTCTGCGGGGCGTTTTTGCCCTTTTTCTCCTCCTTCTTCGGAGGCGAGAAGGGTTTTCCGTTGATCTGCGCGTCCCCTGTCTTGTGCATCGGCATCTTGTTCTCCTCCTACTTGAGACGCTCGCCCGTGGCGGCGTCCCAGTATCGTCCGTCCCTGAAGATGGCCTTCTTCCCTCCCAGGTAGAAGACCTCGTCCTCCGCCTGGGGCGCGATTTCAACCGCGTCCGGAGTTTTCTGCTCCTCCGCATAGGACTTCAAGAACTCCACAGGTCCGTGAACCCCTACATAGCTGTTGTGAACGTAGAGAGCCTCCCCCTCACGAAAAGCCACAACACCCTCCCGGTCGAAGCCCCCTTCCTTCTTGAACAAGTGAACGCGCATGTCGATAAAGGAGACCTCGTGCACGTCTTCCGGGAGAAGCGTGGCGGCCATCCGAAGCTCGGATTCCAGTTCCACCGGCACCGAACGAAGAAGCTGACCCTCCTGGACAAGGACGGACTCCCTGTCCAGATGCCCCTGAAGCGGACCCTCGTACACCTCCCGCTGGATGATGGGGATCAGCTTGCAGTCGCAGTACCTGTGCGAGACATGGTTGCCCTCGCCCAGCAGGTTGATGAGATATCCGGTAGGAAAGATGGAGCCGTCCAGAGATCGGCAAAGAGCGCAACCATCGGTCTGTCGGAACTTCACGGAGTAGACGCCCATGTTCTCGTAGGCGAGGAGGGTGGCGATGCTGGCCACCGCGAAGTAATCGGTGACCTTCTCGCGCAGGTAGTCCATGACGTAGTGGTCGTTTTCGTCGAGAACGAGATCCTTCTCCCGCACGGGAACATCCCCCAAAGAGGCAGACCGGATGTCCATGAAGTCGAAGATCATGAACGCCCGCTTCTTCATCGCGAAGAACAACTGCTCGTACTGTGCGACGTCGAGAACGTCCACCTTGTCCAGGATGAACAGATCCAGATCATCCTCGGCCTCGACGATGCTCTCGGGAGGAGCGCCACGCTTCAGGTCTGCCACCGTCCTGATGTTGGAAAGCTGCCACCCAAGAGAGGGGGAAGACGGAGCCTGCATCAGGTGCTGGCTCGCGCCACCGACGAAGAAATCGTCGAAGTCCTTGAGAGGCTCATGATCGGGGAAGGAATCGAGAAGCTCCTCGGCCACGCGCTGCACCTCCGCCCTCGGATCGACGTGTTCTGTCACATGACACCCGTGGGGAGACCGCCGCCCTCGGGGCGCTGGATGGCCTCGTCAAGCGAGCCCCCACCACCCGCCGCGCTGCCCGGAGGATGCGAGGCGTCGTCCATGCCCCCGCCGGGCTTCCCCGGAGGAGCCCCGGCTGCGCTCGGAGGCTTCGCCCCCGCACCGGGGAGACCGGGAGGCTTCGCGCCACCACCCGCAGCGGCGGCACCTGCCTGCTGACCGGCAGCCAGGAACTGCGCGCCCAGGGCGTTGCCCAGCGTGTTCTCGATGAGTTCCTTCTCCTCCTTGAACTCCTTCATCGCGCCCTGCAACTCTTCGCGAGCGTCCAGACCCGCCGCCGCAGCGACGGTGCTCTTGCGAACGCGGATGCCGAAGCCCTCCAGCATCTTGTAGGCGTTGAGGATGTCGGCATCCACGCTGGGATCGAGCTTGTTCTTCCACTTCAGCGTCGGCATGAGGAGCATGTTCTCCTCCTCGATCTCCTGCGCCGTGCGCTTGATGCGGTACTTGTTGTTCACCTCGCTCGGCTTCGACGTGTACCACTCGTTGATCTGGGAGATCGGGCGGAAGAACTTCGGGTAGAGCCACACGCTCTCAAGGAACTGACGCAAGGAGAGCAAGCGACGAAGGAAGACCTGAAGGCCGGACTTGGACGAGGCGTAGGTCGTTTCCCCAGAAACGAAGGACTTCGAGAGACCCAGCGCGAGGAGCTTGACCTTCTCGATGGTGTCGTTGTGTTGGGAGATGTTGATCGCCTTGTCGGTCGTGCCCCAAGCCTCGAAGTTGATGCCGTAGTGGTAGATGAGCCAGCTATTGTAAGTCCCGAAGCCGAAAGCCTGATAGGAGTGATCACCGCTTACGGTCATGTTGATAACGCGCTGCGGCGCGCGGTACTTCACAGTATGCGCCTTGCGGATCTTGACATAAACGTAGTCCTCGTCCGCCCACCACATGTGAGGATCGTTCCGCTTGCACGAAGACTTCAGACCGACCATTTCACGAGAAAGAAGATCAGCAAACGCCCCGTGAACATGCAACCGATGCTGAATCCCTCCGCCCGAGAAGCTCTTATCGTTGGGGCGAGAGCTAAGAGAAGAGTAGGTCCCAAGCTGAACAAGAATCAAGCGAACCTGATGGATCAGGTCCTCAGAAGAAGAGGTCACTTCAACATATCTGCGATCCGAAGAAGGACGAATCGCTATACTGGAGCCGTCCCCGCCCACGTAACCGCGAAGAAACTCACGTTTGAGAGCCAACGGCCAAGACATGACGTCAAGAGACAACTTCTTCGTTCGAGCCCCTGAACCTCCGTGGCGAACCAACCACTCCGCAAGAGAGCTACTCGCATTCCTCCGTACCCGGACCTGACAGTTGTTCCTGTCACCATCAAAAGTTTCAGGCGAGTACCCCGCGAGAGACTCGACAATCTTACACACGTCCGCAACCAATGTGTGCTTCTCGTCCACGTTGAAGGAAAACTCAACCCCCATCCGACGAGATCCATCTTCGCGCTCGTAGACAAGAATGGAGTTTCCCTCGGCCACGTAGTAGCCAAGAAGACGAGCCATCGCGGGAGTAACCCCAGAAGTGCCACCCTCCTCGAAGCCACGAGGAAGCATCAAATAATCACCCTCATGAATCTGATCTGCCGTAACCTTCTGACGAGGATCAAACCCTGAGAGGAAGCGAACCTTGCCCTCCTTGGTCTTGTAGGGTGCGCCCTTCTCTCTGGGGGCATACTCGTAGCCCCCGTCAACGTAGAAGGAGTGCCCCGCGACAAAATTCCCGCGACGAATCTTCCGGCCACAACCGCACATGCAGGTACGCGGGCCGCCCCAAATAGGCCACTTGTGGAGTGGAGTACACCGAATTTCCCCCTGAACGCCTACGACATCCAGATGGACAAGTTTGTCGGCCCACTCCTCCTGAAGAGCAAGGACCTGCTCCGATCCACCTTTCCGATTTGAAAGCGCCTCCCCCAAACGAAGATCCCCTACCCCCTTCCAGGTCCCGTCCACCAACGTAACAGGGGTCTCCGGAACAAGACACTGCGGGTCCGACTCGGCGCGAGTCAGCATCTCCAGGAGCTTCGTCTCCGACCCCGGAGCCGGAATCCAGCCCGTCGCCGGATCTCCCAACTTGATCACCTTCACCGGGCTCGCATGACGACGGAACGTGGCGATGGTCGAGTTGTAGACCGCGTCCTCGACCATGAAAATTCTCCACATCCGCGTGACGATTGACGTACCCCTCACGTCGTAAGGATGCAACTTTCGCGCGATCATGGTCGCGTTCAAAGGCGAGAGGCGGATCTTCTGTCGAGCCATGATCTTCGAAACAAACTCGGCAGGAAGACGCTGTCGGAACTCCCGCGCTTCCGGCGAACCGTCCGACAAGAGCCGCCGGGTGTTCTCGTCGGGAACGAAGTTCAGGATGGGGTCCATGTTGACGATGGGCGCGTCCATGACCTCGACGTAGTCGGGGTTGTGCATTCCGATGTAGGTCCAGATGCCGAGATCATCGTCGAAGAAGCAGTGGGGAAAAGCCTCCCCGAGGAGCAGGTACTCCCTGATGATGTACTTCAGCTTCTCGATGAGGGAGACGCGCTCGCACATGTATTCGAGGGTGTCACCAATCTCCCGGCTGCTCTCGTCTCCGATCACGATGTCGTAGTCCGAGACCATCATCTCGGCGTACATGTCGATGGCGGTCCCGAGAATGGGATCGACCTTGTGAAAAAATCGCCAGTCCTCATTCGCCTCTTGCCGAGACTTGGGAAACTGCACCCTGTCGGGTGACTCCACCTGCGGCAGGTAGGGGCGCTGCATGTGGTACATGGCGGAACCGCCACCACCGCCCCCGTTGGGCATCATGCCCATCGGAGTGCTTCCGAAGAAACCGGCGGCGCTGCGCCGAGCCCCTGGAGCCAGCGTCATGTCCTTGGGGAGAA